CATGTGGACCGCCCGCGTCAACCAATACTAAATTATGCACCCGAATACCCGCATCACCAACCGCACGTCCGGCAGCCAATTCATCGGCGACACCAACACCGTCACCGCTGACATCGTCTCCATCGACGTGATGACCGATACAAAGTTCCACACGCTGACCGGCAACCTCACCGGCGCCGCCAACGCCACCGAGGCCAGCGCCGCGCTCATCAAAGCAGGCACGACCCTCGACGGCTTCTTCAGTGCCATCAAGCTGCACAGCGGCACGGTGATTGCCTACCGCAAATAGTGAGGAGCCGGACGATGAGCCTGTCGTATTTTCATCATAACATGAGCACCACCGAGAAAGGTGTGCTTGGAACGGTTACTAGCATCGGCTCAAGCGTCTTCTCAATGCTCCCTCACCTAGAAACAACCCTGCGAGTCGCTGGTCTGTGTGTCGGCCTCGCGGTCGGCATCGTCACCCTAATTTCGGTCCTTCACGACCTAAGAAAGAAACAGAAGCAAAAATAATATGCGTAACTACAAAACAACCCTGCTCGGAATCCTCACCATCATCGCCTCGCTCTCGACCGCTGGCCGCGAGTTCCTCGCCAACGGCAGCATCCCCGACCTCGGCCTCATCGCCGCGAGCCTGCTCGCCGGTTGGGGCTTGGTCATGGCCAAAGACAACAACGCCCGCCTCTGACTCCATGAGCCACGCCCGCGTCACAAAACTCATTGCAGTTGCGATCCTCGCCGCGTCTTGGGCTGCTCTTGCGGCTGGGTGCGTCACGCTGGGCTACGACTTCATTAAGCAACAAGCCACCGTCACGTTCGACCACAAGACTGTCAAAGAGCCAACCAAGTGATCCCCAAGAGCCGACCACAACAAAAGCGCGACGAGACGCTGAAGCAGCTCAAGGCTGCCAACGTCAGCGATCCGGTGTGTCTGGTCGGCATTCGTGGCTATTACCGCGACTCGATGGGCGCCAAGGGCAAGCAGGATCGCGGAATCTATGACGATGCCATCATCCTTGTCTCGCCCAACGCGCACGTTGCCTTCAACGCCAACGTCGATCCGGCCCGCTACGGCATCAACCCAAAGATCGGCAAAGGCTACGCATCCCTCAAGTCAGGCGTCTACCGCTACCGACTGGGCAAGCACGGCATTCGGAGCGGCAACCCTTACAAAGCTCTGGTGCAGGGCGATGCAGTCACCGTCCAGCGCGACGGCGGCAAGGAGGAGACCGGCTTCTTCGGCATCAACATCCATCGCGGCGGAATCACCCGCACCAACAGCGAAGGATGCCAGACCCTGCCGCCCGCCCAGTGGCCCGCCTTCATCTCCCTCGTTGAGTCCGAGATGAAACGCAACAACGCCAAAACCGTCAGCTACGTTTTAACACACCCAAGAAAGGACATCGCCTAACATGGCCAAAACAATCACCCAACTACCAGACGCCACGACTGTCGGAGCTTCCGACGAAATCATCGTCCAACAATCCGGCGTAACCAAACGCGCAACCGTCACCGAGCTAAAGGCCGAAGTTGCCTCCTTGGGCGCCAACAACATCACCGTCAGTGGAGCCAACCGCTCGATCACCAACACCGGCAACTTTGCATTGTCATTTGGGACGAACAACACGGAGCGGGTGCGGGTTCATGCCAACGGCGACGTTTCATTTAACTCAACCGGAGCCAGCATCAACACGACGGTTGGCGGTGCATCGTGGACGAGCACCGGATACCACGTTCTTTACAGCAACGCGACACTGGCCGCGAACGGCATTATTGACTACCATTCCGACTGGGTCGCAACCAACCGCAACGTGTTCCGAGTGCAGGCGGATGGCAATGCTCTAAACTTCAACAACAGCTACGGTGCGCTGTCCGATGCTTCGATCAAAGAAAACATCGAAGACGCTACGCCGAAGCTCGACGCGCTGAAGCAAGTCCGCGTCGTCAACTTCAATCGCATCGGCGACCCCGATAACAAGCAGATTGGCATGGTCGCACAAGAGCTGGAAGCGATTTGGCCGAAGCTCATTTCCGAGGACCAAGACGGTCTGAAGTCGATCAAATACAGCGTGCTGGTGCCCATACTCGTTAAGGCAGTGCAAGAACTCGCCGCCAAAGTGGAAACCTTAGAAGCCGCACAATGAAACAACAACTCGCCGAACTCATCGAAGCCTACGCCGCCGCCCGCGTGAGCGGGAACCGGATGCTGATGGAGTTTGCCGCCGGAAGGCTGAACGACATGATGGCAACGATTGATCTGGTGGTTCCCAAGGAGGTTTTTGAGCAAGCGGTGGAGGAGGCCAAAAAGTAGCTATGCCCCTTGAGAGTCCAGTGCAGCGCGATGGCGACGCCGGTTTTGTCGGCTTTGCCTCTCGCTTGAATCCGATCACACTTCCAGCCGGTCTGCTGCAAGCCTCGGAGAACATGCGCTTGGATCGCGGCGTGGCGAGCACTCGGCGGGGCGCCAAACGGATGGCCAGCGGCGTGGCACCGGCCAATGCGCCGCTCACCGTTCCGTTCAACTTGGCCGTGAGCGAGGGCACCGGAGATCCGGTGGTCAAATCCATATACGATGGCGGCGTGTTTGCCTCGGCGGTAGTCCGCTCGCCCGATGCAGTGAACAGCTTTGAGCTGGTGGTGCTGGCCGCGCCCGCCGAAGCGTATCTGCAAATCTTCGATGACGGCAGCGGGTTTAGCGCCCAGTGGGGCAGCGGACCGATCTTGGCAACGGATGGCGTCAATCCTGACGAGGAGATCGTGACCAACGCTGGCGAAGAAATTTTGTCCACCCTTTTGCCCGACACGCTGACGTATCCGGCGGGCGAGACGATTGAGACAACGGACAAGGTCAGTATGGTGCAAGCCTTCAATCGGCTTTACCTGCTGCGCGAGGCCAGCACCAACAAGGAAGGCTGGCAGTCCAAGGGTGTCACCAGCGGCGGCATCACGGTGTCTGGAACCACGGCCACGGTCAACCTCACGGCGCATGGCTACAGCGCCAACATGCGCGTGCGCATCGAGGGAAGTAGTGTCGCCGCCTTCGATGGCGTGGAATACGACATCGCCACGGCGGCCACGGACACTTTCACGATTACGGTGCCAAGCGGCGCCGCACAGGACACGACTACCACCGGCCGCACCGTTCGCCGAGTGAAGGCGCCTCTCTACTGGGATCTCGACCCATCGACCGACTTTGTCCGCAGCCCTGCCGGTGTGCCATCAGCGGGTTCCACCTACAAGTCACTGCCCTCAGTGCCGTGGGCGGTCTATACGAACAACCGTTTGGTAGTTCCGAGCGGCCGTGATGGCGTTCTGCTTTCAGACTGGCTGGACCCCGAGGTCTACGATCCGTTCTGGCAGAGCTTCCGTGCCAATCAAGGCAGCAACGACTACTTGGTCGCCGTGCAGCCTTGGGTCGAAGGCAAATTCTTGGTCTTCATGCGCAAGTCGATCTGGCTGGCAACCGTGGCGCAATTCTCCAGCACAGACGGATCAGACTTCAGTATCGACACCCCACTTTCCAAGCTGGAGCTGCTAACCGACGAGGTCGGATGCCTCGCCCGCAAGACGATTGCCGTGGCCGGTCAGTATGTTTTCTTCCTAAGTGACGCAGGTGTCTATCGCCTCGACGCTCGCCTCGACCTGCAACTGCGCGGCGACACCAAGCCACTAAGCGATCCGATTGCCGACCAGTTTGAGCAGTTAGATCCGGCCGCCTCCGAAAACGCTGTCGGCGTCTGGCACGACAACCGCTACTTGCTCTCGGTTCCGCAGACAGCGGGCGTCAACCCCGCCGCGTGGCTCTTTATTTGGTCGGCGCTCAATGAGCAGTGGGAGACCCGCGACAACTATGGCTTCGGCATTGATGACCTCTTGATCGTCACCGCAGGCAGTCGCCGCCGCGTCATGGCAACAAGCCAAGCGGGCACCATTATGATGCTCAACGAGGAGCAGGCTGGCGACAACGCGCCCGACCCATCCATCACCGGATATGTCGGCACCGTGTCTGGACGCATAGTCACGCGCCGCTATGGCATGGGAAGCATGCACAATAAGCGATTCCTTCGCTCGCTTTCGGATGTGGTGCTGCCGGATACCGCCAGCATCACCGTCAAGGCGCGCCTGACCAATCCCGACTCGGAAATTACGCTGGTGCCGGGGCAGACGAATCTTAGCGGTCTATCCGAAGATTACACACTCAAGCAGCCGATCCGGCAAAAGGCTCACTATTGCGAGCTTGAATTTCTAACCACGGCCAACCGACCGGAGATCCGCAACGTCAGCATCGAAGCCGCAGGGCCAAGCAACCCACCGACCGAAACGCGCAACGCAGCTTAAACAATAAGGAGAACAATCATGGCAACAGTAACAGCAGGATACACATGGACGAGCGGGGAAACCGTTACCCCGACGAAACTCAACTCGGCAGCCACGCCGACCGTCACCCTCGCCGATGGCGAAGTCACCAATGCCAAGGTCGCCAGCGGTCTTGATGCAAGCAAACTCACCACCGGCACGCTGCCTGCGGCCAGAATCGCCGACGCCTCGCTGCCCACGACCAAGCTGGCCGCCGGTGCGCTGCCGACCAACGTGACAGTGTCCTCGGCAAACATTGACAACTTGAGCATCGTCAACGCGGACGTAGCGAGTGCGGCAGCCATTGATCTCGGTAAGCTGGCGACCGGCGCCCTGCCCACAGCTATCACCGTCGCCTCTGCCAACTTGGTAGACGGCACCATCGTGAATGCAGACATCAACGCCTCGGCAGACATTGCCGACACTAAGCTGGCCACAATTTCCACGGCTGGCAAAGTCTCCAACTCTGCAACTACAGCGACCAACGCCAACACGGCCAATGCCATTGTGGCGCGGGACGCCAGCGGAAATTTCTCAGCCGGAACAATCACGGCCGCGTTGACAGGTAGCGTGACCGGAAACGTGACCGGCAACCTCACCGGCAACCTCACCGGCACCGCCAGCGCCATCGCGGACGGCAGTGTCAGCACGGCGAAGATTGTGGATGCTAACGTGACCAACGCCAAGCTGGCCAGCGACATTGACGCCAGCAAGCTCACCACCGGCACTTTACCGATTGCGCGGATTGCCGACGATGCCGTCACCGACGCCAAGCTCTCCCTTGCCGCCAATGCTGGTGAAGTCAAAAAGGCGCTGAACGCCGACAACTCGCCGCCGATTTTTGCGTGCAGGGCTTGGGTCAATTTTGATGGGACGAAAGACACAACTGGAGCCGTGTCAACCGCTAATACAAACCGACTTCTTCGCGGATCAGGCAACGTAGCAAGCGTTCTTCGTAATGGAGTTGGCGATTACACGATTACTTTCACCACGGCCATGCCAGACGCAAATTATGCGATAGCATTGGCAACGCATGAGGGGACGGTCACCACGGCTCGCGGCTCTTCTGGAGTAACTATCGGCCACCTCACAACACCGGCTGCTGGTTCGTTTAACATAAACTGCCGTATTGGATCAACAAGCGGCGCTGACGGCGTTCCAGATGATCCGCCTACAGTAACGGCTTCTATCTTCCGATGACCCCATGGCAAAAGGCAAAACAATGGTGGGACAACCACTCGACGCAAGACTTCTGGGAGCTTGTCGGCGAGCATCTGTCGTCCGGCTTAGTCCACGCCACGCCGGAAGTCTTTCTGCTGGCCTCGGAGCTGCGGTGGAACGCGGAGGAAGAACGCTTTGAAGACGGCGAGCCTAACACTTGGTTCGTCACTCTGGCTGCTGCTGCTGGCCGCGCAAACCCTGTGCGGGAGTTTATGCGCGTGGCGACTCGGCCGCAGCAATACGCGGCATGGTGCCGCAGGGGCAGCTTTGAGCCGCGCGTCTACGATTGGGACAAACTAATTAAGAAAACAGGAGGATAATTATATGGGTGGAAAATCATCATCACCAGCGCCGCAGCCAGTGCCAGCCGCACCGGCGCCGATTGATTACAATGCAATGGCCGAGGCGAGCATTCGCGTGGCCCGCGCCCAAAGCGCAGAGGAAGAAGCGGCGATCAAACGGCTATACCCTGAGTATATCCGCATGCAGTTTGGCACAGCGGACCAGCTCTCGCGCAACCTCGACAACCAGTTCTCCCAGTTTGCCCGCCAGACCATCCTCGATGAGATGGGCCGCGACATGGGGCCGAGCGCTCTGGAGAACCAGATGCGCGCCCTTGGCGCCAACGCCATGTCTTACCGGCCGGATCAAATCTCCGCGCCGACCAACATCCGCAACGTGCGCGCCAATCTGGCCAACGCCGCGCAGATGGGTCCGGTGCGTGACGTTCGCGGAGTAAATGCACAGCGAGTCGGCGATGTCCGCGCCCGCGAAGTCGGCGCCGGTGCCCTCGGCCAGTCGCTAGTCGGCGAGGCCATGAACCGCGTGGCCAGCGGCGGACGGCTCTCTGCCGAGGCCAGCCGCGATGCCGTGCAGTCGGCCCGCGCCGGTATGGCTGCGCGCGGCATGGCAACCGGAAGCGCCGGTCTCGCCGCCGAGCTGCTGAACCGCGACCGTTACTCCCGCCAGCGCAACATGGAGGACTTGTCCTTTGCGCAAAACGTGCAGAACGCCGACATCCAACGCCAGATGGCGGGAGCGGAGATGGCACTGCAAGCCGACCGAGGCAACCAAGCGCTCGCCGGTCAGATGTCCCTCGCCGATCAAGCGGCGATGATGGACGCACAGCGGCTCAACCAAGCGAGCGACCTGACGCGCGGCCAGACAGACGCCCAGTTCGCCCAGCAGACCGCCCTCGCCAACCAAGCGGCGCGCATGGACGCACAGCGCCTCAACCAAGTGCGCGACACAACGCTCGGCCAGTTCCTACTGAACTCGCAGATGGCGAACCAAGAGGCGAACATGAATCAGGTCAACAACAACCGTGGATTCCTGTCGAGTGTTTCACAGCAGGCGCTGGCCAATGACCAGATGCGCTCACAGCGGCGCCTTGGTCTCGGCACGCTCTACGGCGACATGGACCCTTACCGGCAGGCGCTGGGACCGGCGTTCCAGCTTGGAATGGGAACGCTGGGGAATACGACGCAGCAAGTCGGGAATATCTTCGGCAACTCCCTGCAGCAAAGTGGCAACGTGGCCAGCTTCAATACCAATATGGGCATGAGCCTGAGAAATTCTGCGCTTAACAATAATGCCGCCATGCAGGCCGCAGCAATGCAGGCCGGTGCCTCGCAGAACGCGGGCATGATGGGGATGTTTGGCGGCATCGGTGGCGGCGTGGTCACCGGAATCGCGGCGGCCTCTTTCTAATGACCCTCCAAGACAAAGTCTCCTACGCTCACCGGCTCATCGAGCAGTCGCTCGCTGAGTTTGACAATCCGTGCATCGCCTGCTCTTTCGGCAAGGATAGCATGGTGGTGCTGGACTTGGTGCGGCGGCACCGTGATGACCTGCCGGTGGTCTTCCACCGCGAGCCTTGGCAGCCGCACAAGTATCGGTTCGCCGATGCGGTGATCCAGCACTACGGACTGCGGGTCTACGATTTCCCGCCCTCGGCCACGATGGTGCAGGACGGCGGTGGCGAGGTGGAGATCGCCGGATACTACCAGATTGGCGCCCGCTACAATATGCTGCCGACCGGCATCCGCGCTCCGAAGGACGGCGAGGACTTTGTCTGCGGACTCAAGGACATCTACCAGCGGCCGACCGGCACGTTCAACTGGCCGTGGGATGCGATGTTCCATGGCCACAAGGCGAGCGATACGGATGCGGTCTACGGCGACATCACGATCCGCACCGATGTGGCGCGCAATCTGGACAGCGCCAGCCTCGTCTTCCCGATCCGCCTCTTTACCGATGAGGACGTGTGGCGCTACATTGAGGAGAACAATTTGCCCATCCACCATGGCCGCTACGAGAAGGTCGGCGAGTCATGGCAGGAGCGGGAGGACAAAGGCGACAACCCGGACTATGTGAGCGCCTGCACGGCGTGCATGGCCAAGGACGGACCCGCCGAGGTGCTGTGCCCACGGCTTGGCCAACTGGTGAGCAATGTGAGCGATCAGCTCCGGTGGTCACAAAAAGAACGCCCCAGCTACCTGCGGGCCGAAGCAGCTTAATCAACAACGAAGGAGAACAAAACTATGTTTGCATACAACCCGACAGAGAACGACCAAAGCGGACGCATCATCGCCCAGGGCATGATGGGCGCCGCGCAAACCAACGCCCAGACGATGGGACAAATGGGCCAGGATATTGGCGGGGCGCTGGCCGGTATCGGGCAGATGTATGGAGAGATCGAAGGACGCAAGGCCAAGGGCCGTGCCTTCAAGGATGTCTTCAAGGTCGTCTCGCCATCGATGGGCATCTCCATGGAGCAGCTCGAAGCGGTCTCCGGCGGCAAGCTCAAGAATGACATGGACTGGTACAATGTGAGCGAAACCATCTCGCCGCTCATGCCCTCGATGATCAACGCGCAGTTGGTTGGTAATAAACTTGGCGTGCAGCAGCAGCAGCCGTTTGTGAATGCAGGGCTGAAGAATGCCGGGAATATCGCTGGCGGCAATGCGACCTACACGCCGCCGGCGGGCATGGCTCCGGTTGAGCCTGCGCTGCCGACAGGCGGGCCTGCGCCTGTTGACGTTGCTCCGGCTCCTGTCGCGTCCGGCATACCCGGAGGACAGGCTTCTCTCGACGCAATCAACGCTGATCGCAAGCGCCGCGGGCTTCCTCCCATCCAGTAATTATGGACGAAGACAACAACATCGGAGCAAATCTGGAGCAGCCGGAATACCTGCCGGATGTGCAACCGGCACCAGTCTTTGACATGGCACCCACCGGCGAGCAGATGGACTTGAGCTTTCTTAACGAGCCGTACAATCCAAGCTGGCCTGACGCCAAAAAGCTGCAGTGGGAGAAGCGCTGGGTCGCCAACATCAGCACTACCCCGGCGGCTGCGGCCAAGGAGACCTCCGAGATGATGCGCAAGGAGCGCGAGATGGAGGCGGCGGCCAAGACCGACCCAAGTAAAAAGATGACGAGCGCTGAAGTAAACGACTTAACTCAGCTCGCATCAGTTGGGTACTCTCTTGATCTGCTGGAGCAAAAACTAAAAGAGGTTCCCGAAAATGAGCGCGGCCCTCTGTTCGGCAAGGTTCGCGGAGCCAATCCTTATGATGTGCAGGCACAAGAAATTAAAAACATTATTTCAAGCATTGTACCAGGCTTGGCCCGAGGCGTGTTTATGGAAGTGGGCGTGCTTACGCCAACGGATGATGCTCGATACACGGCCATGCTTCCCAACCTTTCTAGTCCTCCAGAGCTGGCGCGGCGTGATTTGATGAATCTCCGCGACAAGTTGGCCGATTCTAAAATGAAAACTATCGAAACCATGCGCAAGGCCGGCATGGATGTCCGTGGCTTTGAGGAAGACTATAGCCGCCTCGTTCAAGAACGTGAGGCCAAGAAGCAGGCCGCGCAGCAGCAGCAGGCACAACAGCAGGCACCGCAGCAACAGGCGCCACTGCCGGGAGTGATCGGAGGATACATGCTAAAAACGCCAAAAGACCCAGACTTCGATCCCAACGAGAACAACGGCAACCCGTATTATGAGGAGCGTTGATGGCCAAGGCGCGTTTCAAGCCAGAGGAACTTCTCGCCCAGGGCCGCCCAACGGTGGCAACGCTGCCGGACAGCGCGCCGGCGACTCCGTTTCTTGATCCTGGCATTGCCCAGGCGGAACCGCAGGGCAGCGAACTGTACAATCTAGGAACGGTTCAACAGAGCGCGGCGTCTACGAGGGACGCCGACATGTTCAATCCCTCGTATCTCCAAGAGCCGCAGAACTACCCGACCGGCGCGGAGGGCGGTATCCCGCAGCCGCAGGGCGCAAGCCCCCTGCTCTATCCGACCGCCGCAGAAACGCAGCCTAAGCTCAAGGCTCGGCTCAAGCCGAATGAAGCTCTGGCCCTAGCTGAGGTCAATCGCCCGCGGCGCAAGTCGCCGGATGAGATGATGGATGAGCTTGCGGTCGGTATGTTTGATCCGAGCAAGACGCCACTGCCGCAGGATCTGTGGGGCGAAGCCACGCAGCGCCGGTCGAAGATGATCCAAGAGGGTCGTCTGCCGATGGAGTTTGGCGAGATTGATTCGCTGGCAGATGGCTTGGTGTGGACCAAGGACGCCGCCTACGGAGCTGCTTCGTATATCGCCGGAACGCTGGGCGGTGCGGCGGCCGCGGTAGCCACTAACCCAGCGGCCACGGCGCGACAGCTCCCAGCAACGATTGGGTCGGCGGCCCAGCGCACGGCAACGGAGTTTGGCCTGCAGACGTATCAAGACATTTTCAATCTGACGCACGAGCCGAAGTATCGCGTCAAAGAGACCGGCGAGTTTGTCGCCGTGAACAAGACCGGCCTGCCGCTGGTCATGCCTGCCGCGAGCGGCGGCAACAACGTGCTCAGTGGCGATGGCATCATCGATCCGCGTATGCCTGAGCAGGGCATTCGCTCGTTTGCCGAGCAGGGCAAGACACTGGTGCCGGTGACCGAGCAGGATCTGAAGGACTACCGCTACGGCCAATACCTTGACCGCATGGCGATGGGCGCCCAATCGCTCGAGGCGCAAAATTTTCAAGTGCCGTCCAATCTTGCGCAGCAGGTGCTGGCCACATCGGCAGTCACGGCGCCGCTGGCAGCATTTCTGGCGGCAACCGATCCGGGCGGCACGGTCGGGCCAAATCAAGCGCAGGCCGAGGTCGCTGTCTTGGCGGCGCAGAGCGCTGTTCCAATGGGCGCGGCTTCGCGTTCTTGGGGTATCAGCCGCCGCGTGGCGGGCGGACTGTCCAAGGTGGCCGGCGCGGCGGAAGGCACTGCGGGATTTTTCCCTGACGTAGAGACGGCGCTGCGGGCCAAGTTTGTCAAGACGGTCACCAGCGGAACTAACCTTGATGCGGGCGCGCAAAAGACCGCTCTGCAGGCGGCTATCGACGGCGGCAAGACGCTGGGCATCGCCGGTGGTGCGTATGCGGCGGCAACTGGGCTTTCGGCCATTGATGGCGTGCCGGGTGAGTTGAAGCAGGCAGCATGGACCGCGGCGAATCTTTACTCGGGATACAAGGGCGGCATGTTTGTCGCGCGCCAGTTACGGTCTGCTTCTGGCTTTGCCAAGACCGTACTCAAGGAGGTCGCTGATCCGGCGCAGGGACTTGATGTCGGCGCCCGCATGCGCGTGGCGGCCAACCCCGACGTGCCGGACTTTGTGCGCAATGTGCTGCGCAGCCCCTCGTCCTTCCGCGCTATGGAGTCAACGCCGGCGCGGCTGGCCAAGAACCAAGCGCTGTCGCCGGCAGCTCGCGCCGTCTTCGGCAGACTGAGCGACTACCGCTTTGTGCAGGCTGCTCGCTTGGCCAAGGACACAGCGGCGGGTGTGCCGAAGGGTATGGTGGCCAACGTGCCTTTCGTTGCGGGCGCCATGGCCAGCGATGACCCAGAGCGCGCCGGTCAGATGCTGGCTGCCGGTGGAGTCTTCGGCGCGATGGGCGGCGCGGCTGGAAGGTTCACCGAGGCAAGGCAGCGCAGCGTGGAGCGGGCCGAGGGCGACATCGCCCGCCTGCTCGTAGATATTCAAGCGGGCAACGAGCTGGGCAGCGGACTCGGCGGCGACATCATGCGCAATCGCGTTCGCCCAGGGACACAATTCCAAGACGGCCCTGGCGGCTTTGTCCTCAACCCCGACCGCGAAGTGTCCTCGTTCCTTACCGAGGTGGAGATGGCGGGCGGCGATGTGTCGGCCTTTGTCCGCGGCAAGTCGTTCGACGAGCTGGCGCAGTGGGCAGCCTACCAAGGCTTCTTCCGCGACAAGGTCGATCTGGTGCCGCTCAATGCCACAGACTTCAAGCTCAACGCTGAGGCGAATGGGCAGAACGGTGCGGGCGCTTACTTCTTGCAGCCGTCCGAGGGACGCCGCGCCCGCGTCTTTGTTAACGCCGAGAGCCGCCGCAATGGCTTGGCCCCGCACGAATATGGACACGCCGTCTTGCGTGGCGGCGCCTTGTCGCCCGACCAGATCGACGCGGTGCATGCCGAGATCAATGCGCGCTACGCACCGGATGCGCTGCGCAACATGGCCGGCGAGTATGCGGCAACGATGGTGCGCGCCGAGAATGCCAAGCAGGGCATCAACATCGAGCCAAGCCCCGCGGCGATCACGGCCAAGGTCAACGAGCTGTCGCAGGGCAGCATGATCAAAGGCAGCGCGGATGGCCTTGATTGGCTGCGCGAGGAGATTTTCGCCGAGGAGTTTCGCAACGCCAACATCGACATGAACAGGGCGCGGCGCAACATCCCGCTCGGTGCCAACCCGGTGTCGTTCTTTGAGAACCTGCTCGGCGCCCAGTCGCGCGCCCTGCACATGGCGGGTATCGACATCGATCCGCAGACCGGCAAGCCGATGGGGCGCGACCAAATCTTCAAAGAGAATCGTGTGGCGGCCGGCGATCCGGTCGTGATGAAGAATTACGAGGACTACGTTAAGCAGTGGAGGCGCTGGATCAATGACCCGACGCATGAGGCCGATCCTGGCGTGCCGCTGTCAAAGACCGGCAACGTGCGTGAGACGGCAGACAGCCCGAACGTGACGTGGAAGGATTACGGGCGCGGTCGCATGGAGACAGAGTTTGCGGTCAAGAACCCGGACGGCAGCGTGACGCCGAAGGACTGGAACAAGGAGATTAAGCCGACCGTGAGAGCGCGCCAGCAAGCAGTGCGCGAGATGTCCAACCGATCCAAGGAGGTCGCCGCGGCAGACGATCAGACTTTCGGCATGCGCCGCCGCCGCGATGGACGCCTCGAGACCAGCGGGCGCCGGCTGCCTGACTCGTTTTTCTTTATCCCGCAATACAAGCCCTTCCACGACATCCTTCGCAAAATCAACGCCGCGGACGACATCGGCGAGACACTGCAGGTGCGCTTCTTTGCCAAGGGCAAGTCGAAGGATGTGTTCAAGGACGGCATCAAGAACACCAGCGCCGTCAACCGCGAGGCGCTGCACGGCAACTTTGTCGCCAAGAAAGACGGCACGCTCATGTGGGGCTGGCTGGACATGACGCAGTTCCGCAACCGCGCCATGAAAGCTATTGCCGACCGCAACCCAGCGCTGTCGGAATATGATTGGAACCTCAAGGCGATCATGGATGACCTGCCGGTCCACCTCACCGACCAGCGACGCGGCAAGGGCGGCGCCTTCTCAGTGGGACCGGAGCGTGCCAACATCCTCAACGGACTGATCGGCATCGGCGATGGTCCGCTGGTCGGCGCCTTCGGCAAGGGCACTGCTTACAAGACGATCCATCTCGACAGCATCGACGCCATCGTGCCGACCGGAAAGACCGGCGGCGAGTTTGATGTCTACCGCGCCAACCGCAATGCCATGCCCGACGATCCCAAGCCGCCGGTAGACATGGAGACGGATGCGGACAACAACCGCATGCCCCAGCAGATCCCGCGGGAGGCTCGGGGGATGCCGGATGTGGCGGCTTCTGGTAGGGGTGATGGGATGCCCAGCGCGCCCCGCCGCTACGTTCCCATGGAGCAATTTATCAATGAGGCCGGCGACGACCTCGGTGCGGTGCTGGCCAACGCCTACGCCGATATGGACATCAACGAGGACAGGAACGCACTCGTTGGCTTCGTTGACACGCGCAACTCTATGTATCGCCAGCGCATTCCGGTGAAGGAGTTCTTCGACTGGCTGCACTCGGATGAGCCGATGCGCGGCCTAGTCTTTGATAGCGAAAACAAGCCGGCCACGGCTGGCGAGGGCGCAAGCTACACGCGCGAAGGCTACGAGGCGCTGCTCAACAGGCTGCGGGACATCAGCCTTCGCAAGCCGAAGCCATCAGCCGCCCCGCGCGCCCAAGCCATGCCGAACTCCCTCGAGTCCGCTCCCACCGACCAACTCCTACGCCAATACGAGGAGAACCAAGGCTACCTCGGCCTGTCCACCCTGGGCATGCGCGAGGGCCGTCCGGTGCGTGGCGGCGCTGCGCAGACCCGCGAGCTGCTCCGGCGCAACGAGGCGATCAGCGCCGAGCTGGAGCGCCGCGGCGTGCGGGAGGAAGATCCGCAGTTGCAGCGGGCGCTGCAGAGGCGTGGGCAGGCGATGCCGGATGTTTCCGATGGACTTCCCCGCCGAGACATGCAAAGTAGAGGCAAGACAGACATCAGCAATGACGGCACGGTCACATACAGCGGCAAAGAGCCAAAAGACTGGTCTCCGCAAGACTTTGCGGGGTTTGGTAAAGACTTCGGTGTCCGAAACCTTGGCCCTCTCTCTAAAGTCACCACAATCACCGACAGCGTGGGACGGACTTTGGCGGACATACCTGGAGGGATCGAGGGGAAGTTTACCTACTACGACCTGCTCTGGCTCAAAGCCAACCCGGTAGACGTTGGCGCGCTCCCTCTGGAGTTGCACGGCAAGCTGACCGCCAAGCTGGCGCGCACCATGACGCCAGAGCGCGGCAATGATGTGCAGAAATTCAACGGCATTCTCTTCGGAATGCTTTCACCCAACTCCCCGCTGCTGCCCAACGAGTTTGGCCAAGCGCGCATGCGCTTTGGCTCGATGGATGAGATCAAAAAGTTCGCTGGCCTGCTGCCCGACAACCCGACCAAGGAACAGCGCAAGTCGGTCAACCAGCGCCTCAAAAAAGAGCTTGGATTCACATCTGCCAAAAGCGGCGGGCTAGGCATCGGCATCTCAGTTGATTTGTCCAACATCGTGATGGCGGCCAAGCTGTTTGTCAAAAAGCCGGACTTCTTCATCAAGAAGCCCAACGAGTCTTGGGCAAACTTTGTAGACAAGCTGACTACGCAGGTGTCCGGCCTCGGGACCAAGACGGCATCATTCGGTGGCGTCTGGCAAGATCCCCTCATGGCTGGCATCTCGGCGATGGATCGCCACATGGCTCGAGCCTTTAGCGAAGAGCTGATCAAAAACCCAGATGTGCGCGGACGTTTTGAGGGCATTGTCGTGAAGCGCTTTAATGATCTGGTTGAGAAGTCGAAGAAGACGGCCAAGAAAGAAGACGCCAAGATCCGGCGAGCCAAAACTGAAGCGGCAAAAGCCAAGGCTATTGATGCCAAGACTGAGGCAATGGAGAATCTGCCTGACCCGCTGTCTCTCAAGGCCGACACGCTTGATGACGTGCTTGGACAGGCTGAGGTTTTCGGCGCTGACCGAATCAAGAACTTCGTCAACGAGGCTGTGTTTGCAGCCATGGGTAGCCGCAAGGCCAAGTATACGGTCAAGGGTGGAGCCATTAATCCGAATCTACCAGAATCCCTCCAAGGAGTTGAGTGGGTGGAAGCGCCGAAGGACTTCCAAGTAATGTCTGACGCCTATCGGTCAGCCCTTGAGATCAACGCGCAGCAGGCCAAGAGGATCGGCATTGAAATCTTCCCTTCGCAGTGGACGCTGTGGGACCGCATCCGCGGGCGCGTAGAGCCGCATGAGGCGATGTTCCCCGGTCTTGAAAGACTGCCGGCGTTGAACGACCGCCAGCTCGGAGCCGCCTATGCAGCCAACAAGCAGGCTGGCTACGCGCGCAACGTGAAGGCTGGCCAAGAATGGAAGCGGAAGTCTGGCCTGTCGCCGTCTAGCCTCGCTTACTTCACTCCGGCGGTCTTGGCGGCTGGCGCAGCGTTAAGCCAAGAAGAACAATAGCTCATCTGGCACGTCCAGAAAGAGACTAAGGGTCAGCTACGGCTGGCCCTTTCTTTTTGCCAGACTCCGCGCCAGAGTGGCAACCCGACACAGTAAGTCGGGGCATTTTCAGTCCTCTGCTCTGCCAACTGAGCTACCTAGCCGAATCCCTGTTTTCTCTGATGAACAGAGCAAAATTTGTGATTTGGTGCTATTTGATTGCACCTGGTTTGACGCATTTTTTGTCAGACTCTGCGCCAACTTTTGCCAGACACCTTGGCAGGGTTTGACGGCCGTGCTATTGGTTGCGGCATGGACACGCACAAGATCACGGTGGCCGGGCTGACCGGCAAACTCTACCAGACCAACGACTCCCCGCGGTGGCAGCTCGAGTTCCGGCACCCGCATACCAAGAAGCGGCTGCGCATTTCCACCGGCCTGCGCGACTTGGTCATGGCCAAGGAGAAGTCCAAGGGCATCCTGGTCGATGCCGGACGCGAGGGCTTGGCGGCGCTGCAAGCGCACCAGCAGCGGGCCACGTCGAAGTCGATTGGTGAGGCGATTGACCATTATTTGAAGGTGAGCAAGATCGGCAGCAAGCAGAGCAATGTCAATCGTCTGTTGCGGCTGCTGCGGGCCACGCTGGGCGGAACGAATGAGCAGGTGCGGGAGAAGCCGCTGAGTGTGCTGACGCCGGCGCTGGTGGCCAAGTATCTCGCGGAATGGAAGGGCAGCGTCTACACGCTGCGCGGTGTGCTGGTGTCGTCGCGCGCCGTGTTTTGTCATGCGCTGGACTGGGAGGGCTTTCCGTTACCGGAGTCGCTGGAGAAGTTTGCCAAGACGACCAAGGGCATGCGAGCGCCCTCGCCTACCTTTGAGCGGATCTCGCCGGAGATACTTAGCAACATGGATAATGCCAGCAAGCAGAGGTCGCCGTCGATCCGGCGCGCCTTCCTGCTGACGCGCTACCTCGGCATGACACCCAAGGAATGCTGGCTCTGCCGGCGGGAGTGGATTGAAGAACGCAACGGCAAGTTTGTCATGGTGGTCATTGAGCGCGACGGCGTGACGCTCAAGACCGGCAGCAAGCGGGGCCGCGCCATGTCCATCCCCGAGTGGATGGCCGCAGAGCTGCTGACCGCGGACGACTTCATGGTGGACGGCAAGACGCCCGGGCGCCGGAAGTATTTCATGGAGCGGATCTTCAATGCGTTTGTCCGAGAGTTCCTGCCGGATCGTCGAACGGCCGCCTACGAGCTGCGGCGGCAGGCTGGCTCGGATATCCTCAACGCGACCGGCAAGATCAGCGTGGCGCAGCACATGCTCGGCCATAGTTCCCCGACTACGACCTCAACCTGGTATGCGGTGTACGACCGCGAGGTGGACGTGGCGTCTGTCTGGGATCAGCAGTAAGCGGCCTCCCTGCGGAGAATGTGTTGCTCAATCGCCGCAACCTCCTCGGCGAATGGCAGCACATCGAGGTCCGCGCACGCATGCCGCACGCAGTTGTCGCTGAGGCACTGCCGCTTCATCATGGCGAACAACTCGGGGCTGTCGAAGCGGCGGCCGGCGAGGCGTAGGCCAGACCATGGGAAGGTGCCGGTGGCGAAGTAGTCGTGGCGCATTAGTTGACGGCGAAGGGTTGCGGTGGCTTGGGCTGGGTGGCGGAATACCAGTGCGTGTAGCCTGGCACGCGCAGCAGGACGCGGGACGGCACCCGGTAGCCGCTCGGATACACCATCTCCTCGAAGGCCACGCTGTCGTGCGGCACCACGGCGCGAATGATGGAGTCCTGCTTCCATTTGCCGAACTGGTCGGCGACCAGCTTGACCGTGACTGGCGAGGTGCCGATGTATTCGGCGTTGAGGTAGACGAGCGCGCCGGGTGGCAGCGTGGCGATCTCTACGTTGACGACCGGCTCGGCGGTGCGGTAGCGCTCGGGCACCGGATCGGTGGCGCAGCCGGCCAAGATCACCACCAAGGCCAAGGGAGCGGCGTGCTTGGCGATGGTGGCGAGGGCTTGGCGCATGCGCGGCGCCGCTGCGTATAGCTCGCCGGACTCATGCAGGGCAAGACCGGCGGCGATGAGCTGGCGGTATTGCTTGCGGTGGCGGCTACCGTTCAAGCGCTCGCTCGCCCACTGGCTGGCGGCGAAGCCGATGAGGCTGATCGTGCGGGCGCTAATGCGTGTGGTGCGTGTTGGCATTTGATGGCATTCTTTAGCGTCTGTTGGCATTGTCAACGTGTTATTTGCAAAGTTGTTGCTAGTGCTTGTCATTACGCGACTTACTTGAGCGCTTTTTCCATCCTGTCAGCCATGCCGCCGACATTGCGCAGGATCATCGCCCGGAATTGCTCGGTGAGCGGGCCTTGGAAGGCGTCCTCCAAGTCCATGTAGAACTCGAGGGCAACGGCGACATACTTGGCGGCTTTGTGGTCTGCGGCCGCGGCGCGCCGGTGCATGCGGTCGTGCAGGTCGGTGCTGAGGTTGGCGAAGACGCCCTTGCGGGTGTCCTCTTTGTATCTTGGCTTCTTGGTGCTCATAGGTGCTGCTGTTTGCCAATAGACTCCAACGGATGCCAAGGGATGTCAAATAGGGACTTTGCCCCATGCCAAGGAATGCCAAAAATAATTCTTGCAGTGTTGGCAGTCTTTGGCATTATTTGGCTATCCGATGCACGCCCACTTCGTGAATCAAGTCGCCCGAAAGGGTTTGCCCACGTTGCCAAGGAATGCCAAGGAATGCCTTTCTATGACAAACACCACACCACACCTGCTCACGATCCGCGATGCGGCGAACGCCCTCCGGGTGAGCTATGCACAGACCCGCCTCTGGGTCTTAGAAGGCCGGCTGCCGTCGATTGCCCTCGGGCAACGCACACGCCGGATTCCCGCACAGCAACTCGCGAAGTTCATCGCGAACAACACGACGGGAGGAAACTAAATGAGCGCGCTCGAAGTTCTCTCCTACCTCACGGACACCACGTTCACCACGGTTGTCTTGCTGACCATCGGCACGTTCGCCGCGCTGCAGTTCATCAATCGGATTGGAGGCGCCAAGTGATTGACCTCCGCATAGACCAACCCTACGACGAGGCGGCTCGCTGCGAATGCGGTGACGCTGAATGCCTCGGCTCGGTGGAAGTCGCCGGCGTCATTGCTGCGAGCATTGCCGAAGCGCTGCCGCAACTTCAGTCGCCCATGCTGCGCCTCATCCAGGAGCGCAACGAAGCCCGCGAGCTGGTCAAGCGTGTGCTCATGGCGACCGATGGTGTGACGGACAGCGAGGAGTATTACGCTGCGATGTTGGCGGCGCATCGTGCGGTGATGACTTGGAAGGGCGGTGCGAAGTGAGCCAGCAAGACATCACGCCGACAGCCAGCACCAACGTCCGCCGCGAGCGCACCCCGCAGGAAGAAGCTGAGTGGCTTGAGGATAAGCGCGCGGAGTACGAGGCCGACCGCATTTGCGGCCACGAGTGGAGCAACATATGAAGACCGTCGATTTCCAAACGGCCGACATCCTCATGATGTTTATGGATGCGCATCGCAACGAGTTCCATACGTTCGCGCAGGAGTTTGGCGAGTATTCCCGTAGGGAAACGTCGGCGATGGTCACGGCCATCATCAACAACATCCACAAGATGCTTTTGGAGCATGAGTGGCAAGAGGAGGGCAAATAATGTGGATACTGCCTCGCCAATTACACACGTCTCCCTTTGTGCCGGATACGGAGGCATTGATCTCGGACTCCGACGAGTTCTCCCAACTCTGCGCACAATCGCTTACAGCGAGAGGGAAGGATTCTGCTGCGCGAATCTGGTCAGCAAAGTTGAAGCGGGACTCATGGATGCAGCTCCTATTTGGACGGACGTTAAGACCTTCCCATGGGAGCAGTTTCGTGGATGCGTGGACATCCTCTCTGGCGGCTACCCGTGCCAGCCATTCAGCGCAGCCGGCAAGCGCCTCGGTGCCGAAGACCCACGACACCTCTGGCCCTACATATCAGCCGGAATTGCTGCAATGCGACCAAGTGTCTGTTTCTTTGAAAACGTCGAGGGACATATCAGCCTTGGGCTTCCCGACGTGCTGCAAGACTTGGCAGGAATGGGTTACCGAACGACGTGGTGCGTGGCGAGCGCGAGTGAATGCGGCGCGCCTCACCAGCGGAAGCGGGTCTTTATCTTGGCCCACCGCAACGGCGTTCGACTTCAACAATACGCCGCTCAATCGGATCGACGGCACTGGCAAGACCTACAAGAGCAATCTCAAGGAAGCGGTGCATCAGAACTGGCCGACAGTGCGAGCCTCAGAATACAAGGACGTTGGCCCAGTTGGATCGAAGAGTCACGACCACATGCTGGGCAAGCACTACCTCTGCGCGGTGGTGACGCAGGATGCGGCGACCAATGGCCAAGCCGCCCCGGCGAGCAGCAGTTCGCTTGGGAGCCGCCAAGGGTTGTGGCCGACAGCAAGAAGTCTGGACGGCTCAGTGAACGAATCGCTGGAGACATGGACGGCGAGATATCACCGGAAGGAAGCAGAGGGCATCAACTTGCATCGACCATTGCCGATTGCGGTGATGCAGGAGCAGGTGAAGGCTCAGGACTTTCCAACGCCACGAACCTGCGACTGGAAGAGCAGTCCGAATGCGGACAGCAACATCAAGGGGATGAACGAGCAGGCGCAATGGCTGACGCCCAAGGTTCCGTCTGGCGGCGGTCAAGCAACGAGGACAACGGATGGCGGCGGATTACGGAAGCTGGAAGACCAAACGGAAGCGAGAGCGACCGGCAAGCTGAACCAAGCATGGGTTTGCTGCTTGATGGGAGTTCCAGTGGGTTGGGTGGACCCGCTGTGTCCGGCCTCAGTGATCAAGAACTGGCCGAGATTCGTCAGTGGATGGGTGCGTCCACAAACCGCACAGATTCCCTGCGACTCCTCGGCAATGGAGTTGTGCCCGCCACCGCAGAGCGAGCTTTCCGAGTTCTCGTTGGCGAGCTGATGGAGGCAGCCACATGACCACCCACGACATCGACCTCGTCACCCAATGGCTCGCCGCGCGGGATAACGAGAAGTCCGGCGCCAAGGTGTATCACGGCGACCGGCCGTGTTTGCCGGCGAAGGCGATGATGGCTGTCGCTGAACGCATCTGGAGGAAGCGCGCACGGTGATGACTTTCAAGCAGTGGCGAGCGTGCGGACGGAAGCGGCGGTTTCACACCGCGGCAGAGGCGCGCCGTTGTCAGCCGATGATGACTGTCTACGAGTGCAAGTATTGCGGCTGCTACCACCTGACCAAGGGGATCGACTGGTGGGCCAAACACATCCTGCAGCGGAGGTTGGCGGCTTGAAGATGGCGCCTCTCCTTTGCGCCTGGCCGGTCGCCCACAATGAGTGGCGCATCCAGTCGCGCATCGGTGCGGCGTCCAAATATCTGCGCTCCGGGCTGAAGCTGACGCGGTGTGCCTGGGCGATTTGTGGCGGGCATCTGGTCATCTTCAAGGTGATCGGCGGCAGGGCTGACGCTCAGAGGGTGATGGCGAGTGTGACCCGCTATTTAAGGGAGATTTCTACAGAGAGGGCAATTTACGAAATGCCCCGCAGAGGCACTTTGATTTCATGACCATGGCAAGACCGCGGACGACATCTAAACCCAAAAAGAAAGCAGCCAAGCCGGAGCCAGAGATTGCTCCGGTGCATGTGGGCCGCTCAACCGGCCTCGAGGTGCCCGAAGCGAAGGCTGAGAAGATCGCCGCAGCGCATATGGCCGGCATGTCGATCCGTGAGATGTGCCGCGCGTTCAACACGTCGTACCACACGATCATGGCGTTGATACGCAACAGGCCGGAGCTGTTGGAACGCGCGCGGGAAATTACATCGAAGAATTGGAAGACCTTGGCCGCAGTTGGGACCGCGGAACTCTTTGAGAGGATACCCGACATGAAGAGTCACGAACTCACTATCATGTCTGCGGTTGCAACAGAGAAATCTGAACTGCTGGCTGGTGGAGCAACGCAGCGTGTGGAGCATGTGATGGCTCCGGCGGCTGACTCTTGGAATAGCTTCGTGCGTGGGCTGAGGAGCGAGCAGGTGATCGATGTGGCGGCGGAGCGTGTCGATATTACGGTTGGCTCGGTCGAATGCGCCGGACAAATAGACGTTCCTGCCCTGCCAGATGCACCGATAATGCATAACCAGCAAAGTGCGAGCGTTGAAGATCAACACGTTACGCCATAACCGAATACTATGTTCAAAATGTATAATGGCGTAACTCTGATCAATTACTCGCACATTCCTCTGTCGGACCAGGGGGGGCGGGGATCGGTCGTTTCGTTTTCTTCAAACCCCCCGACCGTTTCCGAGCCGCCGGTGGTTAAAACAAAACGATTTCGCAGGGGCGATGTAAACCACTTTGATGGAACGATTTTCTGGGCTTACGACCACACTGGAAAAGAGCGATGGATGGCGCCTCAGAAGTATATTGAAGCAAGGCAGAGGAAATATCAATCTGACCGGAAATACGAGAACACTGTAGACCGAAAGAAGAGAAACGCGCACGTCAAAATATGGTCGCAGTCTCAGCGCGGCAAGGAATCGCAGGCGCGCAGCAAAAATAAGCCAGAAAACCGCGCGAGGGCAAGGGAGCGGGACAGGCTCAGGCGCATCAAATACAACCAACGCCCAGAAGTAATTGCGGCCAAGGAGCAGCGCCGCAGACAGCAAGAGGCCGCAAGGCGGCTACGAGCAACACCAGAATACCGGGCAGAGCTGCGCAAGCGCCAAAACGAACGCCAGAGGCAGTTGCACAAGAAGCGTTATGGCAACGACCCGCAATACACGGTTGCCATGCGCGTGCGGTCACGAATTTATCAGGCGCTTAAGGCTGGCGGATATTCCAAGCCAGACAAAACAGACAACCTCGTTGGCTGCTCCTTTGCTTTTCTGCGCCAACACATCGAGCGCCAGTTCAAGGGCAAGATGTCATGGGATAATCCGAATAGTTACCACATCGATCATATAGTGCCGATGTCCGCCTTTGATCTCACCGATCCGGCGCAGCTCAAAGTCGCCTGCAACTGGCAGAACATGCGCCCTCTGTTGCCACGCAAAAACATGAGCAAGGGCGCCAAACTCCTGTACCCGCAGCAGCAACTACCGCTTTCCGTCCATAGCACAACATTCAACACACAAGCAGCATGATCAAAGACATCCTCACCAAAGCAAAGTCAGCAATCAGTCAACCCATCAGTCAACCCGCTCAGGTTGCCGCCGCGGAACCCACCAAGCCAACCCCCGAAGCCATCCTCAAAGCCGCCCCAGTCACTGACCAGCAACTCGCCGAGACTGTCGCCAAACAAGTCGGCTACCAACCCGGCGACCAAGTGACCGGCGCGGTCCTCCCCAAAAAGATCCCCAACACCCGCCTGCTCTACGTCTCAGTGCCAGACTGGTCGGAGCCGGTGATCTGCTCAGTGCAGAATGCCGCGGACTGGTCGGCCGGCGAGCGCATCAAGTGCGTTTACGTCAAGGCCGACACCGAGGGTCGCCTCGTCTTCGAGAACCGCGACGGCATCCGCCGCAATAGGTGGCGCAAATGAGCGTAGCCGCCACCAACTACGTCTGGACGCAATCGCCCGCGGAAGGCGCCGACCGGCTTGTCCTGCTGGCCTTGGCCGACTTTGCCGATGAGAGCGGCAACTGCTTTGGCTCATGGGGCAAGCTCGAGGAAAAGACCCGCCTCGCCCGCGCCACGGTCGCCCGCTGCCTTCGCCGCCTGCAAGACCGCGGCGAGCTGATCATGGTCGAAAAGGGCCACCGCAAGCTGGCTGGAGACGGCGCCGAGGCATCGATTTGGAAGATCCCCGGTGTGTCCGCCGAGATGGGTCTCAGAATGAGACCGGTCTCAGAAAGAGACCCAAGTAGTGTCAGAATGAGACCCAAGTGGTGTCAGAATGAGACCCCAACAATAAGGAACATAAAGGAACGTAATAAAGGCGCTGACGCGCCCACTCCGGCGATTTCATCGCCTTCGCTACCTTCTTCGGAAAAGGAAGTCCCGAAACCCAAACGCGCCCCCGCTCCCAAATTCGACCCATCGTCCCTGCCCCTGCCCCACGGCCCCGGTCTCGCCAGCGCTTGGGCAGAGTTCGCCCAACACCGGCGCGAAATCAAAGTCCCGCTTACCCCAACCGCAGCCAAGCGCATCATCGATGACTTGGCCGCCGTGAACGAAGCCATCGCCGTCGAAGCCCTGCGCAAATCCGTCAAGCACGGCTGGCGCGGCGTCTTCGTGGACCCGCCGCCCACCGCGCCCAAGCTCGTCACTTTGCCACCCCAAGGCCAACCCAAACAAACCGCCCTCGAAAAACACCTCGCCGAACAGCGCGAACAGTTCGCCAAGGAGAACGCAGCGTGACGCAGCCCAACCTATTTGCGCTGACCGATGGTGAGCACTCTGAAGTGACGGAGGGTGGAATCATGACGCTGTCGGACCACGAATTGCTGCAAGTTAAGGCTTCCAGCAACTTCGCGCGCGGCGACATTGCAGAGTATAGGTGCGCAGAGGCGCTTACTTGGCGGGGTTATTCTTGCACGGTTTTGGGCGGCAGGTTCAAGGGCTTTGATCTTATTGCTGACCGCGACGGCATCCGCGCGCAGCACGTTCAAGTTAAGCATGGTTTTTTGGACGGCAAAAACCGCTATCTCATAAATCACAAGTCACATAACAGACTCTATAGCGCCACAGACTACGACATTTTCGTTTATTACATGTGGGACCGTGATCAGTGGCTAGTCTTTAGCCGTGCAGAATTTGGAAACATGGTCGGCATATCATATATCCCGCCAGATCTAAGGAAAAACTCAAGGTACGAGCGCTCTGGCCCCGCCGACCGCCAACCCAACAACTGGGAACTCTTCGACCAACTCGCAATGGCTAATTCCCAAGAATCTGTAGGGGTCACCCAACAAATGTCCGACCCCCAACTGTACATTTGACCAGTAATTTTATGAAACCCGCCAAAAGCACCAAAAAGGCGAGCGCCCGCAAAGCGCCGAAAACCAACCTCCAAGTCAACGTCGAATACGTCGAGCAGATCGCCGACGAAAGCATCGCCACGATAATGGCCCTGCGCGCCCTCGTCCGGCAACTCGCCAACGAACTCGAGGAGGCCCGCAAATGACCCTGCACAACGGCAAAACCTTGGCCCTCGAATATGAACCCACCGGCCCGCTGTTTGGCCGGCTCATGCTTGAGGCCACGTCGATCAACGCAGCGTGCGACAGGTTCCTCGCCAAGCGCGGCCTGGTCACGCAGCCATCCTTCCGCAACTCCGGCTTCATCTTCGGCCGCGGCAAACGGAGGGCCCGCAAATGAGCACCATGATCCCCGAGTTGGTTGTCGGCTCGGTCGGCTTCGGCTCCAACTTCGCGGACAACACCGCCTCGCTCGAGGCGCAAGTCCGTGAGCTGATCCGCAGCAACAATCGGCTCATCCGCGTCATCAACCGCTGCGTCAAGCCGTCCAACGAAGTTGCCAACGAGGCGCACGACGCCATCGAAGAGGCCACCGCCATCCGATGAGCCTCCGCTACGAACAATACTGGGCGCTGCGCCGCACCCGCCAGCTCTTGGCCGACCTGCTGCATCCTTCGACGCGGCCCCGGACGGTCAAAGAGCTGCGCGGCCGCGCGTCCGCCTGCCTGCGCCACTTCCCGCTCCTCGAAGAAAGCGGCAAGCCCATGTTCTCGCAGGACGAGTTCGCCTCACCGGAGGGCCACCAACTATGAGCGCCGGCAAAGGCGACAGCCCGCGGCCGGTCAACGGCGACCGCTACCGGCGTAACTACGAGGCGATCTTCTCACCGCCCTACCCCGCGTGGATCTGCCGCCCCTGCGGCGAAGCCCACGGCCGCGGCATGCCCGCCGGCCACGTCTCGACTTGGCACGAAGACCCCTGCGGCGTGTGCGGCAAGGTGACTTCCGTCAGCGAACCCCGCGATTTCGGCCACCTAAAAAAATGGCCCATCCCCCCAAAAAACCCTTGATTCCCATGCCAACACATGCCAACATTTGCCTACAGGTCACGCCACGACAGAAAGCCGTAAAACGTCATGGCCACTGAGCATCAACCACCACCACCGCCCGAACACCACATCACACCATGGCTCGAAGAATCATTTCGCTTAGTCGATGCAGCCTGCGACCGCTGGGAACGTCGCCGCGCACAACTCGCCCGCAGGAAGGAAGAAAATGAACGCGCTCATTCTGACCTACCTTGCGCTGATCGTGCTGGCATTCATTGTCATAGTCGTTCTGGAAAACAATGACGACGGAGGCGCCGCCTAAAATGAAACGCACCGTCCCACAAAGCCCCGCCGTTGAGCAAGCCGTGCTCGGCAGTCTTCTCGCCGACCCTAAGCTCATCGACGAGATCGCCGCGCTGCACGCCGATTTGTTTTACACGCCCGCGCACCGTTTCATCTACGAGACCATCTGCGAGATCCGCGGCGAAGGCGGCACGCCGAACCTCATCGCCACCACCCAACGCATCGATGCGCAGCACAAACTCAACTTCGTCGGCGGCGCCGGCGCCCTCACCGAACTTCTCTCCCAGTCCGCCGGCGGACCCGCGGGCGTTGAGTACCACGCGCAAACCCTCCGCGACCTCCACGCCCGCCGCCGCATCATCGACGCCAGCGTCGCCATGCAAGCCGCCGCCCAAGACATGGCCAGCGATGCCGACAGCGTCCTCCAGCAGGCCGGCGAGTCCGTCCTCAGCCTTTCGCTCACCACCGCCACCGACAGCATGCGCGCCCCGAGCGCCATCGTCCCCGGTCTCCTCGAAGAGCTAGAGAGCCTCATGGCCGGCGGCAGGAAGCTCGGCCTACAGACCGGCATCCGCGACTTCGATCAAGTCACCGGCGGACTCCGCGGAGGACAACTCACCATCATTGCCGGCAGACCCGCCATGGGTAAAAGCGCCCTCATGCTCAACATGGCCGACAACATGTCCCGCCGCGGCGTGCCGGTCGTCTACTTCAGCCTCGAAATGCCCGCCACTGAGTTGGCCGCCCGCGTTGTCTTGGGCCGCGCCGAAACGAACACCGAGATCATTCGGAACGGCTTTTTGACCGCATCGATCAAACACCGCATCTTCGACGCCGCCACGCAATTTTCCACAGAACCCCTCTATGTGGACGATCGTGGCGGCCTCACCCTCTTAGACATCCGCGGCCGCGCCCGCCTCGCCGTCCGCCGCTGGGGCGTGAAGTGCATCTTCGTTGACTACCTGCAACTCGTCAGCCATTCCGGCGCCCAGTCCCGCGAGAACGAAGTCGGCTTCGTCTCCCGCGGCCTCAAAGCCATGAGCATGGAACTCGGCATCCCGGTTGTCGCCGCCGCCCAGGTCAACCGCCAAGCCGAGCAGCGCAGCGACAACCGCCCAAAACTTAGCGACCTCCGCGAGAGCGGCAGCATCGAGCAGGACAGCGACATTGTTTGCTTGATCCATCGCCCCGCGTATTACGCCGTGCAAGACGAGGAACCGGAAGTGCAAGACGCCGAGCTGATCGTAGCGAAGCACCGCGCCGGCAGAACCGGAACGCTCAACCTCACATGGCGTCCCTCACTCACCCGCTTTGAGGGCACCGCACCCGCGGGACGCACATCCGACAGCGACGGCTCGGTCTACGCCCCGGCGAAACAACTTTGGGAGGCCATCAATGAATAGCCGAGCCAAAGGCGCCCGCGGAGAGCGCATGTGGCGCGATGAGTTGCGCAAAGCCTTCGGCGACTCCGGTATCCGCCGCGGCCAGCAGTTCAGCGGTCTCGGCGACTCGCCCGATGTCGTCTGCCCGTGCCTGCCCGACTTCCACTGGGAGGTGAAGTTCTGCCAGGTCGTGAAGATCCGCGACTGGATGGCCCAGGCCATCCGCGACGCCAAGGCCAAGCTCTTCCCGGTCGTCGCCCACAAGCGCAACGGCGAGGAGTGGTTCATCACGCTGCGCGCCGCTGACTTCCTCACCATCCTTCGCCGCTCCGATTTTCTAGTCCCAATACAAAACCAACAACCAACCAACGCATAATATGCCAAATAAAACCCTAACCACACCCGTGGGCATCGCCCGCTATCCTCACCTCAACCGTCCCGACACCAAGTTCGACGACGTGGGAGTGTTCAAAGTCAACCTCGAGCTGACCGCCGAGGAAGCCGAACCGTTCATCAAGCAAGCCGAGGAACTTTTCTCCGCGTTCGTCGCCGAGAAAAAGGCCGAGCTGAAGAAGGACAAACTCAAGCTCCACGCCGCGCCGTGGGAGGACAACGACGGTCTCGTCCAGTTGAAGCTCAAGGTCAAAGCCGTGGGCAAAGACAAAGCCGGTGAGACGTATAGCCGCGCACCGAAGCTCTTCAACGCTTCCGGCGACATCATCACCGACAACATCGGCGGCGGCAGCAAGATCCAAGTCGCGGTCGTGCCTTACTGCTGGTACACGGGCACGCTCGGCGCCGGCATCACGCTGCAGCCCAAGGCTGTCATGGTGCATGACCTCGTCACATGGGGCGACGGCGGCAGCGCCACCGCCTACGGCTTTGATGTGAGCGAGGCCAAGGATCAGCACGTTGAGCGCGAGCTGCGCATAGCCAAGACCGGCACCGACGACGAAGAGATCACCTGGTAATCGTCATGCCAGCCAAAAACACCACAGTCAAAAGGGGGGCGGCAAAACGCCGCTCCCCTTCCAAAGCCGCCAAGCCTGTTGAGCCGGATCGCTTCACCGAGGACGGGCGCAAAATCGTACGCCTTGAGAAGACCCGCGCCCACCAGAAGTATCCGTTGGCAGACGGCACCGACGTTCCCGGCGCCAGCACCATCGCCAAGATCGGCGAGGACAGCAGCGGCCTCATCCACTGGGCATGGAAGCTCGGTATGGACGGCCAAGATTACCGCAAGGTCCGCGACAAGGCCGCCGACATCGGCACCGTGGCGCATTTTATGATCGAGTGCTTCCTGCATAATCACGAACCCGACCTCTCGGAGTTCTCCCCGGCAGACGTTGAGAAGGCGACCATCGCCTACAACAACTTCCGCCGCTGGTGGGACAGCGAGGGCTTCACCGTCATCGAGCCAGAGGTTCAGCTCGTCTCCGAAGAGTTCCTCTTCGGCGGCACTATCGACGCCCCTGCGCGCGACCGCGACGGCAAGATTGTGCTGCTCGACTGGAAGACCAGCAAGGCCATCGTCCCAGCGCACAAGATCCAGTTGGCCGGCTACGAGCAACTCTGGAACGAGAACCGCCCGGACATGAAGGTCCAGCGCCGCGGGATCGTGCGCATCGGCAAAGAGTCACCGGATGACTTCGAGGTGTCTTGGATCTTCTCCGCAGAGCCGCTGTGGGAAAACTTCAAGGCCCGCCTCGCGCTCCACTACGCGAACCTGCGCCTCAAGAAAGCCGCCTAATGCAAACCGCCAAGCAAACCCTCGACGCCGCATCATCTGCCGTCTGCGGAGCGCGCAACGAAGACTACGGCTCGCCCGCGGATGACTTCGCAACGCAGGCCGAGATGTTCAGCAGCTACCTGTCGCGCACCAACGGCGCGCAGGTCTTGGTCACGGCATCCGACATCGCCGCGCTGATGATCTTGGTAAAGATCGCCCGCCAAGCGCACGCCGCCAAGCATGACAACTGGATCGATGTCGCCGGATACGCCGCCTGCGGCGCCGAGTGCGATTCCAAACAAGCCGACCTCGCCTAATGCCCCCACGCAGAACCATCGCAATCGTCCGCAAGAAGCTCGGCCGCGAAAAAGCGGACGGCATGACCATGGGCGACGGCAAAGTCTACATCGACCCGCGTCAATCCGGCGCGGACGAGCTAGACACGGTTCTGCATGAGCTACTGCATCACGTTTGTCCCGACATGAGCGAAGAAGCGGTCGCCGAGAAGTCCGCCACGATGGCGAGGTCGATGTGGAAAGACAAGTGGAGGCGCGTTCACGAATGACCGCCGCCGGCTTTATCCTCATCGGCCTCGCCGCAGGCATGCTTATCGGCGCCCTCGCCGCCTATGGCTTTATGTTCATCTGGGCGATCCGCTGCGGACGCGAGGAGGATGCGGAATGACCTCCGGCATCCTTATTGCCTTGGTCGGCTTCATCTATTTCGCCGTTGCCATCGACCTCGGCCTTATCCAGCACCGCTACTGGCACGGTCTCATATGGCTCGGCTACAGCATCGCGCAAATCGGGCTATGGAGGGTAACAATTTATGACTAAGCCTCGAGATATGTACGATCTGACGAGCCATCCCACCGACACGCCAGAGATTAAGGCCAAGCTCAAGCAGGCCATCAAACTTTACAACGAAGTCGGCCGCGACCGCGCCAGCAACAATTTGCCCGCCCTCGCCGCCGCCTTCGCCGCGCGCAAGCGCAAACAATCCAAATGACTTTCAAGTTGCAGGCTCAAGCGGGTTCTCGCCGGCGTTCATGTGGTGTGACGCCGCGGACCATCTCCGGGATGCCCAGCTCCACCGAGCGAGACGAGTGGGGCGCCTGCACATCTTTTGGCAGGGTGCTGAAAGCGGCAGACATAACATCTGTGCGGCCAGGTTCAGCTCAATGTGGTATCGCCCAGCCCTGCCTCACTTTGTCCGGGCAGCGCAGCAACACGGATGAGCGCTACATCGGGAGACGGAGGTTCGGCCTCAGTCCGAGAACGGTGGGCGCCACATCGAGGTCGGGAGACGCAAATGGATAGTTGGGTAATGCCTCGAAATTTGCGTCGCAACCTTGGCAACCCGTGCGCTGAAAAGGTGCTGCAGCACCGTCCCCGGCAAAACAATGTCTCTGAACCGGCTTTAGTTGCCGGTGTAGGAGGCCACTGGCAGGGAACGCTAACCATCACCGGCTCCAATGTGCGTCTGGGCGCTGAAATGCCGGTGGCCCTGTCTTCTTTTTGCAAATGAGCACTCCGCTTCAGCCAATCAACTACATGCAACAGCGCGACCTCACTCCGTCTGAGTGGTGGGAGCTTTACAAGAAAACAAAAATGGATGGCGAGGCATCTGTGCGCGAGTGCGAGCTTGAAATTAAGGACTTAACAATTCGCGCACAAAAGGCAGAACGCGAGCGCGATGAAGCCAACGCGCAGATGTGCCAAGCCATCGGCCATCTAAGCGACATTGCCCAAACCTGCCAAGACTGGCTCGACAGCATCATCCAAGAGCCGGCGGTAGATTTTATTAAGGCGATCCGCGATTGGGCGAAGAGAAAGGTGGAGGGAAAATGATCCACGAGTTCGCCCGCCCCGTTGCCGTCAAGACCCCGCTCGGTCTTGGCTCGGTGTGGTATGTGGAGTCGCAGGGCGCCTATTTCAACAACATCTACGCCGTGATCCTCGAGGACACCGGCGAGACGCGCTACATGCGCAGCGATCAGTTCGTCGTTTTGGAGAATCCCACGATGGACATCAAGAATTTGGGCGCTGGCACGGCTTAACAAAATCGGCCCTGGGGAGGGTCCGAGCGTCAACCAGCCAGCGCCCATTTTATTTCCGTGAACGAGCACGCACAACGCTTCAAGCCCACACCACACCCAGTCATGCAGGTCGATCTCGACTTGCTTGAGAAACTGGGACCGGACGAAGGCTGGAAATATCTCAAAACACGCGAAGAGCTGATCGCCCGCGAGGCATCAGACCCGTTCCGCTATGGCTACATCCCGCCGGTGTGGAAGCGCGCGTCCGAGCTGCTGGAAAAGCACCGCGAGATCCTCGTCATGGGCGGAAACCGCAGCGGAAAGACCGAATGGGCGGCGAAAGAGGTCATCAAGACGCTCTACAGCAAGCCCGGGGCAGTCGTCTGGTGCTTCCAAACCACAGCACCCAACTCCATTGAGTTGCAGCAACCCAGAATTTGGAAATATATGCCGCCGGAATGGCGCAATGCCCGCAAATCGCAGGTCGTTAATATAACGTACAGCGTTAAGGGTGGTTTTACAGAATCCAAGTTCGTGACACCGTCAGGCGGAAGCATTTGCATCTTCCGCAACTACGCGCAAGACCCGAGCACGATTGAGGGCGGCGAAATTGACTTCGCATGGTGCGATGAGCTGGTCCCGCTTGATGTCCTCGAAACCCTTCGCTTCCGCCTCATAGACCGAAACGGCAAGTTGGCCGTCACCTTTACCCCGGTGCAAGGCTGGTCGCCGACTGTTGCTGACTACCTAAGCGGCGCCAAGACCATCACCGATACCGACGCCGAGCTGCTCCCGCTCAAAAACGACAAAGGCGAGATCTCCGGCTACGACAAAGTGCCCATTGAGCAGATCAATCCCAAGGGCCGCCCGATCCTCTACTTCCACACCCAAAGCAATCCCTGGGCCGGCTGGTCGCGGATGAAGAAGGAGCTGCAATCCGAGACGAAGGAAAAAATCCTCTGCCGCGCTTACGGCGTCCCGACCAAAGCCATCAGCGGCCGCTTCCCCTTGTTCAATCCCAAGGTCCACGTCATCCGCCACAGCGATGTCCCGCAAGGCACCCGCTACCACTGGGTCGATCCAGCGAGCGGCAAGAACTGGGCCATGATCTGGACTGTTCATGACACCGCTGGCCGCATTGTGGTGCATCGTGAATGGCCAAACCAAACGTCATACATCGAGGGCATCGGTTATGCCGGCGAGTGGGCACTCCCCGATGGCAAAAAGCTCGACGGCAAGCCCGGACCCGCGCAGCAGGACTTCGGCTTCGGCTTAGAGCGCTACAAAGACGAAATCCTCCGCGTCGAAGGCGGCGAGGAAATCTTTGAGAGATGGATGGATTCGCGCTACGGCAATGCCCGCACGCTCGGCAAGGAATCCCCAACGACCCTCATCGACGAGATGGCCGACCTCGGCATGCTCTTCACCGCAACTCCGGGCGATTCCATCGACGAAGGCGTCAGCATGATTAACGATGCCCTGTCATACAACCCCGAGAAGCCGGTGGACGCGCGCAACCAGCCGAAGCTCTACATCAGCGAGAGCTGCAAAAATGTCATCTACGCCCTACAAACTTACACTGCGGCTGACGGTAAAAAGGGAGCAACCAAAGACTTCATCGATTTGCTTCGTTACGTTTGCCTCTCCGATGCCATCAACGTCGAAGGCGACATCCTGCGATCAACCGGAGGAGGTAGCTACTGATGACCATGTCGCCGCCATCCCCGCCCAGCCGCCTTCGCCCCGGACGCCGCGGCAGTGACATCCCGCGCTGCGGCATCTGCGCAAAGCCACTTCGCATCCAAGACATCCACGGCCACGACGCCCACCTCGGCCCCGCCTGCTGGGAATGCGGCCCGCACCTACAGAATGCCATCCACGCCTTGGAGATCATCATAATGCGCCGCGGCTAAAGCATCACGAACGATGCCCTAACCCATTCGCCATTCGCAAACCCCGAACACAAACAGCTTAAAAATTATGCTATTCACGCAAAAAACCAAAACCATCCCCATCGACCGCTACCAAGTCACCGACAACTACGACCCCAAGGGCGCCTTGTCCTTCACCCGCGAACAAGCCCCGCCGGCGTTCCTCGCCGTGATGACCGAGATCCAAGACCGTATCGCCGACACCTCCCTGCTTGTCAGCACCATGGCGACCGCCAAAGAACCCGGCTGGCTCGCCCACGCCAGCGGACAACTCAACGCCCTGCTCGAGCTGTGGGACACCTTAGAGCAGCGCCGCGCCGAAGCCTCCCGCTTGGAGTAGCATTTGCGCCACGCCCAACCTATACTGGCCACATGATCGCCGTCTTGATCTTCGGCTTGGCCATCTTGGCCCCAGTCGCGGTCTTGTTCCCTTGGCTGACGTGGCAAAACTGGTCGCAGTTTGACCGCTTCGACAAGTTCGCTTGGCCCTGCATGGTGCTTATGATCTTCGCCGCCGGATTCTTCACCGCCCAAAAGCTCCTGCAACTCTTGTAGCGTCCGGTAGGGGCGGCTGGCCTTAGCCGACCGCTGCATACTTTTTGCGCAATAGTTTTTGCGACTAAAGGGCAAGCGGGAATAACAACTCAGCAAAAAGTATGCGCCGGTCAACTCTTCGACAGTTTGGAATAGTTGCCGCAGATCGACCCTAACTCCATCTGCCGCCGCCAAAGTAAACATCCCGCGACATTAACCCGCTTAGTGTAAAGCCATGCTCCCGCTCGCACCCCTTCGGGTATAATCCGGCCGCTTTCCCGGTATTTATCCCCGATCGGGAACCCTGTTACAGAAACAATCCTGTATTTGTAACGAAACCTGTAAGAAAAACACCCCTGTTTTTCTTACAGGTCGCCGCTCGCCAACATTCCGAAATGTCGCCGCTCGATTGTTGCAAACCGTATAACTCCGCGCGCAAGTGCATACACTTCGCAACAAGTAGTGCCTTTCCTATCCACGCCACACCTGCCAAATGTCTCTCGGCGACACAATCAAAGTATCACATAACGAGACTTTCCCGCTCTCTCCCTCAACCCTCATCTCTCAACCCTCAACTTTTTGCTGGACATTTGTCCAGTAGCCGCTATACTGTATAGTATCAAAGTGGAGTCGTGCCCTCATGGCACATCGGTTTGATCGGACTGGCGGACGCACCGCCTGGCACTTCTTGAGGGTTTACTCATGGACGAAGGGAAAGCAGCTCCGGCTGCAGGTAAGGACGATATACTCTCGCTGGCTCTTGAAGAGCTGACCGGGCAACCGGCGAAAAGCGAGGAAGCGAAACTGGATGATGAATCTGGTGATCTTTCACAAGACGAGACAACCGAGGAATCCGCGGAGCAATCCGAGGAGACCTCCGAAGATAACGAGGAAACGACGAGCGAAAGCTCCGAGGACGAAGACGAGGCCGGCGAAGACGAAGCGCCCACGCAGGACAAGGTCCAGAAGCGCATCGACAAGCTGACGGCTCAAAAGAAAGCCGCCGCCGAAGAAGCCGCCACCGTCAAAGGCCAATACGAGGAAGCCCAAAAGCGCCTCGCCGAGCTGGAAGCCCAGGTCAACGAAGCTGCACGCCCTGTGCTGCAGCCGACCGCGGAGAACCCGCTGGCCGATGTAGACACCTCCGAAGCGCTGGACGCCAAAATCAAGTCCGCGCAGGAAGTCCGCCGCTGGGCACTAAAAAACAGCGACGGCGCCACGGTCAAACGACCGGACGGCACCGAGGTCTACGTTGATAGCGACCAGGTCAAAGACTACCTCCTCAAAGCCGACGATGTTCTAACCATCCACGCCCCGGCACGCCAGCAATGGCTCGCCCAGCGTCAACCGGCCGTCGAGGCAGCGAAGAACCTCTTCCCCGACATCTTCAAAAAAGGCACGCCGATGCACACGGCGTTCCAAGCCACAGTCAAGCAGGCGCCCGAGCTATTGAAGCTCCCGCAAGCCGAATACTGGGTCGGTCTGGCCCTCTACGGAGAGCAGACCCTCATGGCCAAACAAGCCGCCGACCAAGCCAAGAGCAAGGCCGCCGGCAAAGTCTCGTCCGCGAAAGCAGCAAGTAAAACGCCCACACCTGTAAAGCCGATCAGCGCGCCGAAAACTTCGACCAAAGGCGCGTCCAAAGTGACGCGCGACAGAATGCTCGCCTCGGGTCGTCTTGATGACGTTGCCGATTTTATGAGCGAAGCGCTGTTCGGATAAACCCAACAAACCTTAGAAAACTCTAAATATCATGTCAGCTCCCGCAGGAACTCTCTTCCCAGCAGTTGGCAACCGCGAGGATCTCCTCGACGTGTTGACAGTTGTTGATGCGAAGAACACCCCCATCTCCAGCTCGGTCGCCAAAACTGGCGCCGACATCACCAATCCCTCCGTCTACTCCTACCTCGCCGATTCCTACAACACGCCCTCCACGGACGGCGTTGTCGATTCCGCCGACGTGTCCGAGTTCTCGGATGCCACCGCCAACCGTGTCCTCCTGAGCGCCCGCGCCCAGAAGATGCGCCGCACCGTCCGCGTCAGCGACTTTCAGGCGAACCTCGCCGATGTCGCCGCGATTGGCCGCAAAAAAGAATTCGCCCGCGCGACCGCCAAGGCTCTTACTGAGCTGAAGCGCGACATCGAGGCGACCATCAGCTCCGACAACAACTCCGTCGAAGGCTCCGGCTCCGTTGCGTACAAAACGCGCGGCCTCGGCTCTTGGATCGCAGCCTACACCGGCACAGGCGACTTGCCCGTCCCGGCCTCGCAGGCCACGCCGTCCGCGTCGCTCAACAACACCGCGACCGCCTCGCTCACCGAGACCAACCTGCAGAACGTCTTGCAGTCGATCTACGAGCAGACTGGTTCGCAGGACCGCTTGATCTTGGTTGCTGGCCCGAGTCTCAAGAAGGCCATCACCAACTTCACGCGCTTCACGGTGAACAGCACCTCGAACGTGTTCAACTTGCGCCAAACCGCGCAGGCCGCATCGTCCGACAAGCTGGTGTCGAACATCTCCTTCTACGAAGGCGACTTCAGCACCGTCGAGATCGTCACGTCCTTGTTCCTGGCCGCTAACGCCAGCACCGACGCCGAGAAATACGCCCGCGGCTACGTCATGTCGCCTGACCACCTCATGCTCCGCTACGGACGCCGCCCGCGCTTCCAAGAGCTGGAAGACCAAGGTGGTGGACCTCGCGGTTTGGTGGACGCCATCGTCTCCCTCGCCGTCATGTCGCCCAAGGCCATGGCGAAGTTCAACGCGACTGCCTAAGTCAAACTCTTAACAACTAACTAGAAAAAACTAATCAGATGAAAGTGTTTGAACTTCCCGCAGAGACCAAAGCCGCCACCGGCTACACGCACAAGGCCGTCGTTACCCACGCCGACCTCACCGAGTCCACCGCCGACACCGACCAGACGCTCTCGCTTCTGGCCTTGGCCGCCGGCGACGTGGTCACCACGGCCGCTTGGAAACTGGTCACGCCCTTCAAGGATGCCAGCGACAGCGCCCTCAACGACACCAAGGTTCAGCTCGGTGACAGCTCCGACGACGACGAATACGTCGCCGCCACGCAGGTCAACGAGAACGGCACCGAAGTCCTCTTCGCCGCCGCTGCTCCCGCCTCCGTCCCGTTCGTTTACACGGCGGCCAACGCAGTCGAACTCTTGGTTGAATCGATGACGGCCAAAAGCCTCAGCGACATCGACACCGGTGAACTTCACGTTTACCTCGGCGTCGCCAAACTGAGCGACCTCTAAGCGTCTTAACACACGGCGGCTCCTTCGGGAGCCGTCGCAGTTAGGATGTCAGATCAAATCTTCGGCGATCTGGTCGCCGACATGGATGGCGAGTTAGCGCAACTCGTCCGGGATGAGCTAAAGACGGGCTGGCACGCTCAGCAAGTCATGGCCGGCATCCAATCCACCCGCGCCAAGCAGCTCAACGACCAGATCGAGCACTGCACCGTCGATGGTCTCGGCCAGCATGTCATGGACGTGCCGGCCGATGCCTATTTTGCGTGGCAGCAACACCTTGGCCGCGACTGCTGGGGCGACAAATCGTTCCGCTCTTGGTTCCTCAAGAAAAACCCGCAGTGCGCGGTCAACTACACTCCACGCAATCCCTCCATCCTCGTCCCATGACTCTTAAACGAGAAGACCTCACCAAGATCATCGGCGACATCGACCAGGCCGACGCTGACGGCAGTCAGTATCAGCAGCGCAAGGTCAAAAACTTCAACACCCGCTACTGCATTTGGCCTGGGCAGACGGATGACGGCCGCAAGCACCAGAGCGCCTACGGGAAGAAAATCTTCCCCTTCGAGAATGCGGCCGACACCCGCGTTTTTCTTTCCGAATCGCTGATCCGCGAGCGTGTCATCGCCTTGGTCAACGCTTTCTTCAAGGCCCGCATCCAAGTGCAGCCCGTCGAGTCCATGGACGTGGCCAAAAAGAACGCCATCGACACCGTCCTCAAGTGGCTCATGGGCCATTGCCTTGATGACCTCCGGCGCGAAGTCCGCCTCGCCGCCGAGACCCGCGAAACCTATGGCCTCGCCATCATGGCCGTCGATTGGGAGCAGCAGACCCGCGTCGAAATCAAGACGTTCACCATGGAAGAGGCCATGACGATGCTGCAGGAAAGCCAAGACCCCAACCTGCAAGCCCTCCTCGAGGTCATCCTCGACCCAGAGCAGGAAGAACTCGCCGCGCAGTTGATGGGCGAAATCATCCCCGAGCTAGGCGCCACGACCAAAGTTCGCCAGTTCCGCGAAAAGGGCGAAGTCGAATGGGAGCAGCCCTACATTTTCTCCAGCAAGCCGGTCGTCCGGAGTCTTGAACCTTGGGAAGACATCATCTTCCCCATCCAGACCGACAGCATCCAGCGCGCCCCCTTTGTCGCCCGCCGGGAACTCCTCAGCGAATTTGAACTGCGTGAGCGCGCCACGCTGGAAGGCTGGGACAGCGAATGGGTTGAGCGCGCCGTGAAGCACAAGGGTGAGCTGAAGCGCATCCACCTCAACATCCACCGCTCCGACAACTTCCTCTTTGAGCAGCTCCGCGACCTCATCGAGGTCTGGCACGTCTACAAAAAGGAGCACGACCCGCGCACCAACGCCACCAAGGTCACCCGCACCGTCCTTAGCTACAACATCACCGACAAGCCGGCCATCCATGAGCTGATGCCGTATGACCACGGCCTGTATCCCTTCGTTGAATTGCCCCGCGAGCGCAACACGCGCCCGCTGCTCGAGGCGCGCGGCATCCCCGAGATCACCCAGACCGCGCAGGAAGAGTGCAAGATCCAGCGCGATGCGCGGGTTGATGCCACCAGTCTCAGTATCATTCCTCCGCTCAAAACCCCGGCCGCGCGCGGAAAATTTGACCTTGTCCTCGGCCCCGGTGTGCAAATCCCCGAGCGCCGCCCAGGTGAAATCTCTTGGATGGCCCCGCCGCCATTCGGCCAGGGCAGCATTGAGGTCGAGATGGCCACCCGCGCCGATGTGGACCGCTACTTCGGCCGCATGACCGACACGGTCAACCCCAACATCTCCATGCTCCACATGCAGGAGCTAGTCGATTCGTGGCTCCTCGACATGAAGCTGGTCGTCGCCCAGATCATGCAGCTCGCCCAGCAATACATGACGCCGGAAGAAGTCGCCCGCATCACCGGCAACCCGGTCGCCATGACCGAAGGCGCCGCCGACATCCGCGGACAGTTCGACGTGACGGCAGATTTCGACGCCCGCACGTTGGACGCCGCCGCCCTCGAGGCCAAGCTGACGTTCGTCGCGCAAACTCTGGTGCCGCTGGACTCCTTCGGGATTTTGGACCGCGCAAATTTGATCCGCTACATGATGGCCGCTCTGGATCAAAACCTCTCCGACCTCATCGTGCAGGACATCGGAGTAGCCACCGCCGCCGAGCAAGAAGACGAACAAACCGCCTTCGCAAAAATCGCCGCAGGCACCGAACCGCCATTGAAAGAAGGCGGCCAAAACGCGCAAGTAAGACTGCAAACCTTGCAGCAAATCATTCAGTCCAACCCCGCCGTCCAGCAGCGCTACGCCCAAGACGAAATCTTCCGCAGCATGATCGACGCGAGGGCACAAGCCTTCCAGTTCCAGCTCCAACAACAGCAAAACGCCGTCATCGGCCGCACCGGCGCGCAACCCGCGCTGCAAAAGCTGGCCCAAGACCAGCAGCTCGGCATGCCGCAACAACCCGCCGCCTAACGTATGCACCCCAACGTCTCAGTCAGAAACATCGCCGGTCTCAACATTCCGCAGCATAACGCCGTCGAGCTGAATTACGTCTCAACGACAAACAATCTCTCCACGGTGGTCTACAAAGAAGGCAGCCAGACAGTCGCCACGCTCACCTTCACCTATGTCGGCGGCACGCCGACAGCGAATGACGCCAAGATTGCCACCGTGACCCGCTCCTAATGGCCTTCGGATTCAATCCTTTTACCGGCAACTTCGACCTCACCGGAGGAGGCGATGCTGCGCCGTTCGCCGGACAGGTAGACGCCTACGCTGACCTGCCGCTCGGCACTACCGCCGCGCTCAATAGTCGCTGGCTGGTGAAAAACAATTCCGGCACTTGGCCGTTTAGCACCTACAAGCAAGGCGGCATTTATATTCGTGTCAACACGGTCGGCGCCTCCCGCGACACCGACTACCAGTTTGTCGGCACGTTGCCCTCGGTGATGAACGACAGCGAGTTTCTCGTCTACGACGATACGGACGCGACCAAGAATCTAAAGTTCCAACTCTCCGGCATCACCACCGGCACCACCCGCACGCTCACGGCCCCCGATGCCTCCGGCCGCATCCAGCTCGAAGGCCAAGCCATCGGCGACACCACGCCCGCCGCAGGCACCTTCACCACGCTTCGCATCAACAGCACAAGCACACTTGAGGCGGGTATAGGCAGGCCGAACTTGGGCGTTATGGGCTTTAATCGGCAAGACAATCCGACTCAATATAATGCCGCCATAGGATTCGACGGCACGTTGCGCGGTTTTATTGTAAATTCAGCCGCACTCATCGGCTTTTCCAACGGAAACCCAACATCAGTTTCTGGAGCGGACACACGCCTATGGCGCGACGCCGCAAACACCCTCGCGTTGCAAAACACGACCAACGCCCAAACCTTCAACATATACAATACCCATAGTTCGAGCACGAACCACGAACGTCTACGTTTGGCTTGGGCAAGCAATGTCGCCATCATCGGCACGGAGAAGGGATCGGGCGGCGGGACGGCGAGGGCGCTGGAGTTTCAGACGGATGGGGTGACGCGGTTTTCAATTTCAGATGCAGGTGCTGTGCGGGTTATTGGGGCATTGCGCGTTGGGCCAAATTTTAACAGTGGTTCTTTAGTTGTTCAACATGGTGACGGGGTGGAAGCGTTTCGCTGCCAATACAACGCCACATTCGATTTTGGTGGTCGCTTGTTTCAAATGGGCGCGGGGGGCACGGGAGGAACAATCCAAATTCACACCGATGGCGACAACTTGATGGCCCTCCGTCGAGGAACGAACGCGCAAAATCTCCGCATCTACAACACCGTCAGCGGCACCAACAACGTCAACTTCGAGCGGACGAATTTCCGCTGGGCCTCCAACGAGTTTATCCTCGACGCCGAAGCAGGCGGCACAGGAACCCTGCGCGGCATCAAGATCGGCAGCGCGACTTCCTCGCTGCTTGGCTTCTTTGGCGCAACGCCAGTAGTGCAACAAGCCGCCGTAGCAGACGCAACAGACGCCGCCAGCACGCAAGCAGGACTCAACGACCTGCTCGCCCGCCTCCGCACACTCGGCCTCATCGCCACCTAATTTATGATACCGAATCCAACACCCATCGAAACGCCCGCCGTAGCCGCCAAGGTCTACGACCGCCTGCACGTTTACAGTCTGTCCGCCATCCAGCCGACCGCTGATTCCGGCAGCATTACGGTCGAACTCCTGCCCGCAACCGCAGACGGCGAACTGGCCAACGGCTCGCTCGTCCAAAAGATGACCGCGCCGTTGAGTCCCGAAATCATGCAGGCGGTTCCCGAACTCGCCGCCGCGTTTGAGGCAGTCCTCGCCGCGATTCCCGCGACCCAAGCCTACTTGGCCAGCCAGCAGGAGCAGCCCAATGAATAAGCAAGTCACACTCACCGAGGCCGAGGCCAAGGTCGTCATGCAGTGCCTTGATCTCGCCGTCAAAACCGGCGGGCTGAATGCCGCCGCGCAGATCCTGCCGCTGGCGACCAGCATCGAAAAACAACTCACGGAGGAAGCACCCGCTACTGAATAATGAGGACTGTCACCTTACAGTCTATCTTGCTCCGCGCATGGCAACGTGTCGGCAACGACGCCAGCACCATCGACGCCATCCCATCCGGCGCAAGAACCATGATGGTCGCCGCCGCCAACGAGCGCATCGCCGACTGCTGGGAGTGGAGTGACTGGTCTGAGCTTATGCGCGTCGAAAGCCGCACCGTTCAGGGCGATGCCACGAACGGCTATTACATCGACTACGAGCAGAGCGGCCAGACCGCCATGGGAGAGGTCTTTGGCGTTTTAAGAGACAACCCTGCAACCCACGCCGCGCCCCGCGCCATTGGCTATACGCTCCTCGGAGATGCCATTCGCTTCCCCGAAGACACCGACCTACCAACCACCGTCTGGGTCAACTTCCGCATCCGCCCGACCGAATACAGCGCCAGCAACCTCTCCGCGACCGTGCCCGCCGTCATCGCCAAAGCAGTCGCCCTTATGCTGACCTCGGACCTGCTCACCGAAGACGGCCAGCTCGACAAAGCACTCGCCATGGAACAGATGGCCGAGTCCGAGCTGATCTCCCAGCGCGACAAATACTATTTCCAGCAGGGCCAGCCCTCCATGTGGACCGCCCGCGTCAACCAATACTAAAAACCTATGCACCCTAACGTCAGAACAACCAACCGCCAGTCCGGCGCCGTCTCTATTGCCAACACCGACACCGTCAGCGGTGAGTTCGTCAGCATCGACGTGATGACCGACGCAAAATTCCACACGCTCACCGGCAACCTCACCGGCGCCGCCAACGCCACCGAAGGCAGCGCCCACACGATCAAGGCCGGCACGACCCTCGACGGCTTCTTCAGCGCCATCAAGCTGCACAGCGGCACCGTCATCGCCTACCGCAAATAGTGAGGAGCCGGACGATGAGCCTGTCGTATTTTCATCATAACATGAGCACCACCGAGAAGGGTGTGCTTGGAACGGTTACTAGCATCGGCTCAAGCGTCTTCTCAATGCTCCCTCACCTAGAAACAACCCTGCGAGTCGCCGGGCTTTGTGTCGGCCTCGCGGTCGGCATCGTCACCTTAATTTCGGTCCTTCACGACCTCCGCAAAAAACAGAAGCAAAAATAATATGAGAAACTGGAAAACATCACTCCTCGGAGTCCTCACAATCATCGCAAGTCTCAGCACCGCTGGCCGCGAGTTCCTCGCCAACGGCAGCATCCCCGACCTCGGCCTCATCGCCGCGAGCCTGCTCGCCGGTTGGGGCTTGATCGTCGCCAAGGACAACAACGCCCGCCTCTGACTCCATGCCCGCCCGCGTCACAAAACTCATTGCGTGTGTGATCCTCGCCGCGAGCTGGGCTGCTCTTGCGGCTGGTTGCGTCACGGTGGGCTACGACTTCATTAAGCAACAGGCAACGGTAACTGTCACGCCGAGCACTAAGGGCCACGCGAAGTAAGCGCATGTGGAAGTGGATCAAGAGACTATTTGGAAAGCCGTCCGCGACTGGCCCAGCGCCAGCCTCGCCGAGCTTGCCATTAGAATCCACAACCGTCTCCACACCCGCCGCGAGCAAAGCCTACGACGAACGCCGTCTCAACACCCCGAACAAAAGCGGACGCCCCATCACACCGGCCATGATCGTCCTGCACCATACGAGCGGCAGCTATAACGGCTCCGTCTCTTGGTGCATGAACCCCGCCAGCAAAGTGTCCTACCACGTCATCATCGCCAGAAACGGCAACCGCACCGTCCTCGCCGACGACACGGCCCGCTGCTGGCATGCAGGCATCAGCTCATGGCAAGGCGCTCCAGACTGCAACAGCTACAGCCTCGGCGTGGCGTGGGATGGAAACACCTACGAAGACCCGCTCGGTGAAGCGGCGATGGACAGCGCCATCCAATACATCGTGCCCCGGATGAAGCGCTGGCACATCCCCATGTCCCGCGTCGTGACCCACCAGCAGATCGCACCCAATCGCAAGAACGACATCTCTCCCGCCGACGCAGCGCGGTTCAAAAGCAGGCTGAAGGCGGCGCTCAACTAATGGCATTAGAATCTCCAGTGCAGCGCGATGGTGACGCCGGTTTCCTCGGCTTCGCCAGCCGCTTAAACCCGCTCACGCTTCCGGCAGGCATGCTGCAAGACAGCGTGAACATGCGCTTGGATCGCGGAGTCGCCCAAACCCGCAAGGGCAGCAAGCGCCTCACCGACACCATCGGCACAACCGGCGCCCCGCTGACCCTCGACTTTACCCTCGGCACCGACAAGGCCGTTACCTCAATCGCCCGAGCATCGACCACGGCGACCGTTACGGCCACCGCCCACGGCTTTACGACCGGCGACCAAGTGAACATCCGTGGCGCCGTGCAGACCGATTACAACGGCGACTTCATCGTCACCGTGACGGACGCCAACACGTTCACCTACACCGTTATCGGCAGCCCCGCGACACCGGCCACCGGCACCATCGTTGCCAACAACGGCCCCGAAGTCCGCGACTCCTACGAGGGCGGGCTTTACGCGGCCGGAGTCTTTGCCAGTCAGAACTACGACAACGCGAACGAATACATTGTCCTCGCCGGATCGGATAGCGCCACGCTTTACCGGCAAGGACAATCTCCTGTGGTCAAGACTTACCCGACCAGTCCCGCAGAAAAGATCGAAGGCACAGACACCGTCAGCGTTGTCCAAGCCTTTGACCGTCTCTACATCCTCCGCGAAGCCGACCGCGCCGTCACCGGCTGGGAGCAAAAGCTCACAACCGCTTCCGGCATAACGGTCAGCACCACCACGGCCACCATTAACGTCACCGCCCACGGCTACCCCGAAGGCGCCCGCGTCCGCATTGAAGGCAGCACAACGCCCGCCTTCGACGGCCACGAATACGACATCACAGGCATCGCCACCGACTCTTTCACCATCACCGTTCCAAGCGGCACTGCAACCCACGCTGCCGCAGGCATCAAGGTTCGCCGCGTGAAGCCCCCAATCTATTGGGACGGCGGCGCTGGCAACTTCGTCCGCGCCACCGCAGGTGTGCCAAGCGAAGGCGTCACCTACACCCGCATGCCGAGCATCGGCTGGGCGAGCTACCACAACAACCGCATGTGGATCGCCAAGACCCGCAACACGGTTGGCATCTCGGACGTTCTGGACGCCGACCTCTACGATCCGTTTTGGAACAGTTTCCGCGCAGGCGTTGGCGGCGATGACCGCATTGTCGCAGTGCATCCATGGATCGAAGGGCAAGCCCTCGTCTTCTGCCGCAAAAGCATCTGGCTTGCCACCCTCGGCCAAGTGTCTTCCACAGATGGCAGCGACTTCGCGGTGGATACTCCGGTGTCGCAGCTCACGCTCCTCACCAACGAGATTGGGTGCAGCGCCCGCAACACCATTGTCACCGCTGGCAGCTTCGTCTTCTTCCTTTCTGACGCAGGCATCTACCGCCTCGATAGCCGCCTCGACCTCAAGGTGCGAGGCGACACCAAGCCGCTCTCTGAACCTATCGCCGACCTCTTCAGCCAAGTTGTCCAGTCCCGCGTCGAGAAGTCTGCATTCGGCGTATGGCACGCCAACCGCTACCTCATTGCGCTCCCGACCAGCACAGAACCGCTCGACGGCAACCAGCTCGTCATTGCGTGGAATGCCCTGACGGACACATGGGAATACCGCGACATCTATCCGAGTAGCGCCTCGGTCAACCAGATCCTTGTCGGCACCTACGACAACCAGCGCCGCGTCTTTTCAATCCCCCGCTCTGGCAACCTCTACCTGCTGGAAGAAGAGAACACTGCCGTGGACGCCAATGCGGCGAGCAGCTTGGTCGGCAGCAACCCTGTTACCGGCAGCCTCAAGACCCGCCGCTACGATTTCGGCGACATGCACTCCAAGCGCTTCCTCCGCACCATCGCCGATGTGGTCATTCCGGTAGGCGCCAGTGTCAGCACAAAGATAAAGACCATCAACCCTGACACCGAGACAACGGTCGGCACGCTGACCAATAGCGCAACCAGCGCCGAGGATTACAACATGAAGGCGCCGGTGCGCTACAAAGCGCACAGCGCCGAAGTCATTTACGAAACATCCAACGGCCGACCGGAGATCCGCTCGGCATCCATTGAGGCATCGCCCAAGTCGTTGCCTCCGACCGAAACAAGATCAGCAGCATAACTACTATGGCCTCATATAATTACACCTTCACCTCTGGGGATACCGTGACCCCGACTAAGTTGAATTCCGCCCGCACCGTCAGCGAAATCGTCAACGCTGACATCAAGAGCGATGCGGCGATTGCTGGAACGAAGGTTGATCCTAATTTTGGAAGTCAGAATGTTACAACGACTGGAGTAGGAACATTTTCGATATTAGACATCCGGCAAGGCGCTCCTCGGGTGCAAATCAATGAAACCGATGCGTCAACGAACAATAAGCAGTGGGACATTCTTGCCGATAACGAGGGAATGTTTATCCGCGCGGTCAATGACGCTTACAACGCCGCCGGAAACGCCATCGAAATCCAGCGGACTGGAACGACCATTGATTCTGTCTCGATGCCGAATGGCAATGTGGGGATTGGGACGAGTTCGCCGCAGTCGAAGCTGGAAGTTGCCGGAAATATACACACAAAGTCTTCGGAGCAATACAGCGGCCTTGCGGTAAGGAACGCCACTAACACGGTAGGCTTTATTATTGGCAGTTCCGCGACCAATGACTCAGGTTCGCTCGGCCTGCTAAACGGCGGAACCCAATCCGTTGCCCTGCAAGCCAGCGGAGTGTCTTATCTTAACGGAGGCAACGTCGGCATCAACACCAACAACCCCACCTCCAAACTAACAGTCGTAGACAACAGCGCCAACGACGCCGTGCGCATCACGCAGACCGGCAGCGGCAATGCGCTGGTGGTGGAGGACTCGGCGAATCCTGACGCTACACCGTTTGTGGTGACGGCGGATGGGAGTGTGGGCATTGGCACTGCGCCCAGCGCCGGAGTAAAACTAGATGTTGTTGGGGTCATTCGTTCTGCTTTCGTAAGTGTAATTAATGGCGCGGCGTCTACATATCGCTTTCTTGCTTTTGAAACAAACGCCGTAAGGCGCTGGGACATTGGGGCCACCGATGACGCAGAAAGCGGTTCCAATGCTGGTTCAAACTTATTCCTGCATAGATTTTCGGATGCTGGAGCGTTTCTTGAACGAGTCCTGCACATCTCAAGAAGCACTGGAAACATTGGCATCAATACCAGCATCCCCACCGAACGCTTAGAAGTCAACGGCACGGTCAAAGCCACAGCATTCAGCGGGCCGCTCACCGGCAACGTCACCGGCAACCTCACCGGCACCGCCAGCGCCATCGCGGACGGCAGTGTTAGCACGGCGAAGATTGTGGATGCGAACGTGACCTTGGCAAAGCTCGTCACCGCAGTGCAGGAGGCGCTTGTTCCGGCGGGTGCGGTCCAAGCGTTCGCCATGAACAGCGCCCCCAGTGGCTGGCTGGCGGCAGACGGCACCAATGTCAGCCGCAGCACCTACGCCGCGCTATTCAGCGCCATCGGCACGACCTACGGAGCTGGCGACGGCAGCACGACTTTTGCCCTGCCCGACCTGCGCGGCTATTTCGTGCGCGGCAGCGGAACCAACAGCGACGCCACGGCGTCTGGCACGTTTGGCGCAAAGCAGGCGGATGAACTTAAAAGCCATAGTCACACAGTTGATGATAACAGCGTGGCAAGCAACGGTAATTTCGGCCCCGGAGGGGCAGCGCCGTATCCATCGGGTGGCGTCACAAGAACAACGTCCGACACCGGCGGCACCGAAACCCGCCCGAAGAACATCGCCATGTTGTATTGCATCAAGTTCTAAGCATGACCCCATGGCAACGCGCAAAACACTGGTGGGACAACCACAGCACGCAAGACTTCTGGGAGCTTGTCGGCGAGCATCTGTCGTCTGGCTTAGTCCACGCCACACCGGAAGTCTTTCTGCTGGCCTCGGAGTTGCGGTGGAACGCGGAGGAGAAGTGCTTTGAAAGCGGCGAGCCAAATTGTTGGTTCGTCACTTTGGCTGCTGCTGTTGGCCGCGCAAACCCTGTGCGGGAGTTTATGCGCGTGGCGACTCGGCCGCAGCAATACGCGGCTTGGTGCCGCAGGGGCAGCTTTGAACCGCGAGTCTACGATTGGGACAAACTAATTAGCAAAACAGGAGGATAATACTATGGGAGGAAGATCATCATCACCCGCGCCGCAGCCAGTGCCAGCCGCACCGCCGCCGATTGATTACGACAAGATGGCCGAGGCCAGTATCCGCGTAGCTCGCGCACAGACAGCGGAAGAAGAAGCAGCGATCAAGCGGCTATACCCTGAGTATATCCGCATGCAGTTTGGCACAGCGGACCAGCTCTCGCGCAACCTCGACAACCAGTTCTCCCAGTTTGCCCGCCAGACCATCCTCGACGAGATGGGCCGCGATATGGGGCCGAGCGCGCTGGAGAACCAGATGCGCGCCCTTGGCGCCAGCGCCATGTCCTACCGGCCGGATCAAATCTCCGCGCCGACCAACATCCGCAACGTGCGCGCCAATCTGGCCAACGCTGCGCAGATGGGTCCGGTGCGTGACGTTCGCGGAGTCAATGCCCAGCGGGTTGGCGATGTCCGCGCCCGCGAAGTCGGCGCCGGTGCCCTCGGCCAGTCGCTAGTCGGCGAGGCCATGAACCGCGTGGCCAGCGGCGGACGGCTCTCTGCCGAGGCCAGCCGCGATGCCGTGCAGTCGG